TAAATTATTATAATAATTTATGAATAAAGATAATACGAAACCGACTGCATTCGATTCATTATTGACCTCTGTGTATGGTGATCCTACAGAAGGAGCATCTAAAACAGATATGGATACAGTAGATGAATTCAAAAATGTGATCGAGGAAGAGAAGCCGGCAGATGATCCTGCTGAGGATATTAATGCGGATGAAACTGATCCGTCAGCTAAAGATGACGATAGTGACATTCCACAGAACATTATAAATAACAATCATGAAGAAGCTCCAATAGAGACTGACAACGAAGACGAGAATGAAGATGAACCGTCTGATGCTGATATAAGAGAAGCAGAACAAGTTGGTCTCTTTTTTGACGCTATTGGACATTCTTTTGGTTGGAATATGGATGATATTAAAGAAGAAGATCGTCCAGTAACTGTAGATGATTTAACTGATTATATAAGAGAAGTAGTTAATCAGAATTCTGTTCCAAAGTATGCAGACGAACGAGTACAGCAGCTTGACGAATATGTTAAGAATGGCGGAAAGTTTGAAGACTTTTATGGAAAACAGCAAGCATCTTTGTCATATGATAATATTGATATGGATGATGAGACTAATCAGAAAAATGTGATTAGTGAGTTGCTTCGATATAGTGGATATACTGATGAATAGATAAAGAATAAGATAGAGCGTTATGAAGACGCAGATATGCTTGGAGAAGAGTCAGAAGATGCTTTATCTAGATTAAAGAGTATTAAGAAACAGCAGATCGAGTATGAACAGCAGCAACAGCAGTTGTACATGCAGCAGCAGGAAGAGCAGCAGAAGGCATTTTATACACAGTGTATGAATTAGATAAATAACCTTCAGTCTGTACAGGGTATACAGATTCCTGCATCAGACAGAGCAAAACTTGCTGATTATATCTTCAATGTCGATCAAGACGGAATATCAAAGTTTCAGAAAGATTATAATGATCAGGATAAGTTTATTAATAATCTTCTAACCACTGCTTACATTACTATGAAAGGTGATTCATTAATCACTACAGCTAAGAGAGACGGAGAATCATCCGCAACAGAAAAACTTAGAAAAATATTAAGGCATTCAAGTAGAAATCATTCTACATATAATGCTGATGAAAAACCAAAATCAGCTGTTGAACTTGCGTCAAAATTCTTCAGTTAATTAAAAATTAATCAAAATATATAAAAAATAATATGAATAATAATTTGCTTAATAATCTCCAGCTGTATCGCGGTAAGCGTTTTAGCGACCTGGTAGATGAAAATATGATTTCTAACGCTTTGCTGACAAATCCTCATCAGGTATCAGGTCTCCTTTCACTTGTATTTGGTACAAAGGACGATGGTGTATCTACAGCACTTGATCTTATTACTGGAGGTCTCGGCAAGACAATGATTATTGAAAATCGCGAGTATGAGTGGTCTGTAATGGTTGATGCTGACCATGCAGTAAATATTATGTGGGCCAAGTGTAATGGCGCTACTGTAACTGCAGATGCTGCAGCTGGTCTTAATGGTGAGCCTATTTATATCGCTCTTGAGGAGCGTTAGTTCGGTCCTGGTGCAATTCTTGCATTTGATGATATTAATTTCCAGGTACGTGTAAGTGGTACTCCGTATCAGGATGGTAATGCTTGGGTATATGAGTGTTATGTAGCAGAAGGTTTTGCTGGTGCTTATATTCCTGGTATTTATCTCCAGCCTGGTCGTCAGGTAGATCGTATTGGTTCTGCTTACGAAGAGTACAGTGATGAGGCAGATATCATCAACTATCAGACTCCGTTTAAGATGCGTAACAACCTTATGACACTTCGTTTGTCTTACGATATCACAGGTGATGCATACTCTACAGTATTGGCTATTGCTTTGACAGATCCTGAGACAGGTAAGAAGTCTTATTTGTGGTCTGATTATCAGTATTGGAAGGCTCTTCGTGAGTGGAAGAAGCGTGAGGAAAAGGCACTTCTTTTCTCTAAGTCTAACCGTAATTCAGATGGTACATACGCTCTTAAGGGTACAAACGGACGTCCTGTTGCAATTTCTGCAGGCTTGTTCGAGCAGGTATCTCCCGCAAATATTCGTTACTATACTACGCTCACTTGCGAGTTGTTTGAGGACTTCCTCTTCGATCTCTGCTATAATCTTCTTGGTACAAATGAGCGCAAGTTTATGGCTCTTACTGGAGAGATGGGTATTAGAGAGTTTGACCGTATTCTTAAGGAGAAGGTTGCTAGCTTCCAGATGATTGATACACACTTTATCACCGGTTCTGGTCAGAATCTTACTCTTGGTGGTCAGTTTACAACCTATAAGATGACGAACGGTATTGAGCTTACAGTTAAGCGTTGTGCTCTCTTTGATAATATGGAGATGTTCCGTAAACTTCATCCGCTTACAGGTAAACCTTTGATGTCATATACATTCTTGTTTATAGATCTTGGTCAGCGTGATGGTCAGGCTAACGTAGTTAAGGTTTGTCGTAAGGGTCGTGAGTTTGTACAGTGGTGTACTGGCGGTTCTGTAATTCCTTCTGGTTATGCTAATAACATTAATACACTTCGTTCTAATAGCCGTGATGGTTATCAGGTACACTTCCTTGGTGAAGAGGGTATTATGCTTCGTAACCCGTTGTCTTGCGGTATTCTTTATTGTGACGCAGATGACGCTGAGAATGGTATTGAAGGTGCATTTGTTGGCGCGTAATAAATAAACAAATAAATATAAATAACGATCGAGCCTGGGGATTGCCCCAGGTGTACGACGTTACAACACACTAATTATAAATTATGGTAGTTGAATTAAAGATTAAAAAGAAAAACCCTTGGGCCGGTCTTCTTAAATATAAAGGATGTAATGATTATATAGCTCCTTATTGGACTCGTTCAGGGATGCGTTATACAGGTTTGACACCTGAAGACGAAGAATATTTTGAAAAAGCTTTGGGTTATGAGAAAGGAACTCTTTCTCGTACAAGTGATTTTTGGATCAATTTCTGTGTTAAAATAGGAACTAGAACTTTAATATTGGATGATTCTATTCCTCGTCAGGCTATGATTATCAAATTTCTTAGCGGACATAAACGAGTAGCTACATCTCTTGATAAGTTTACAGCAGGTAAGGATTATCTATTGATTAATCGTCAGGCTGAAGCTATAGAGGCAAATAAGATAAATAAACAGCGTAGAGATGCTATAGTAGAATTTGGCAAACTTTCTCTTGATCAGATGCGTAAGTGTTTACGTTTGTTTGGAATAAACGGAGAACGTATGTCAAATGAATTGATAGAATCTACATTGTTCAATCTTATAGACAAACAGCCTAAGAAATTTTTTGATTTGTGGGTAAACAATAAGTCAAAAGAAACACAATTTATATTGGAACAGGCTGTAGCAAAGGGAGTAATTCGTAAAGAAAAGACACAGTATTATTATGGTACGGATATGATTGCAGACTCATTGAATGAGGCTATTGCATATCTTGATTCAAAAAAGAACCAGGACCTTAGGCTTGCAATTATAAACGAAACTAATAATAAGTAATAAAATGAATGAGATATGACGCACAAAGACATATATACTAAATTCATGATAGAGTATGACAAAGCTAATGTTGCCTCGTCATATCCATCATTAACAGAATATGAGATTGCTACCATTCTTGACAAAGCCTATAATGCATTAATAGCTTAGAAATTTACAGGAAATAATCCTAGAAGATCTTCTTTTGAATCTGATAATAAATCTATATCAGATTTACAACCATTAATAAAAACAGATGTATGTACAGGTTCCTTAGATGCTGCTAATTCATTTTCAGCAAACCTACCGAATGAATTTTTGTATTATATATCTTCATGTATAGAACATACTATTCCAGAAGAATCTAAACCAATGGATAAGCTTGCAGTGAGGATCATTAATGTAAAACTTGTAGATCATAATACTGCGAACAAATTCTTAATAAGTCCAACAAATTTACCATGGGTAAAAACTCCAGTATGTTATATAGAAGATAATAGAATTACAGTAATATATGATCCAATGATGTAGGATTTAGAAACAGATATTTATGTTACTTTTATAAAAAAACCAAATACTTTTGTAAAAGAAAAATTAACAGAAGGAAATACTTATTTTACTTGGATCGGCGATGCTGTTCCAGAGACTTATAAATTTGAATGTAATGACACTATTGCAGAAGAGCTTATAAGTTTAGCTGTTACATTTGCATTAGAGAATGTAGAATCTCAAAGATTAAATACAAAACTTAATATGAGAGGGCTTGAAGCATGACATTAAATGAAACTAGACAATTAGGTATTGAATTCGAAAGGCGGATTCAAACCATAATTCCTGAAAAAGAATTTGACAAGTTAGACACAGAAACTATATATTCTTTTTTGAATCAATATTAGGATCGATATATTCATGATATTTATCGAAACTTAGATAATATATAGTCAGGAACTAAATTATCCTCTCATGTAGAATCTGTCTTGTAGACATTATTAAAAACAAGCGAATTAACCGCTGCCGGAAATTCAAATCCTATAGATACTCCATTATCTATTGTGTGCGAATTACCTACTGATTTTGATATGTATGTTAGAAGCACTTCTATAGTATCAACTACATATGTCTTTAAAGCACCAAACAATACAATATAGTATTTAAAAATAATACCTAATCAGTTTGTATCACAAAATGATGCATAGAAATTATTTGAAACACCAAATAATACATTGAGAATATTAAGACAACCTATCGCAATATTATCGAAGAAAAATAATATTGGAAAATATACATTAATTGTAATACATGATAGATATACAAATATCCAAAAAGTAGGTCTTACATATTATGCTAAACCTGCATACTTTGATATAATGACGAGCACTGCATGTGAATTACCTATTGATGTATTTGACGATATTGTATCAGGCGCTATAGATTTATATATACAATATGTGGCTGGTGCTGAAGCTAATAAAAAGAAATAGCAGGAGTAGTTAAGAAAACAACAAAACGAACAAAATAAAAAAGATGAAGAATGAGATGTATTGACTTAATAGCTGCATTTGAGCTAGAAATAAACAAAATATAGGATTCTATTTAGAAGCCTGTTACAGATGATACTTTGTATTGGATCAACCAAGCAGTTGTAAAATTCGTAAAAGATAGATTTAACGGAAATGCTCCTAAATATACATCTTATGAATAGAATGAAAAACGTACAAGAGATTTAATAAAGTTATTTACAGAAAAAACATTACCAGTACAAGCACCAACATCTTATGCAAGTTATGATGCGTATGAATTTACATATCCGGAAAATCCTGACAAATTAATGTTTGTATTGAATGAGGATGTTGTAATTTCAGACATGAAAGGTGAAAATAAAATAAATACCTGTGTATTTGAATGTACTGCTGATAACTTTATGTATCGTGTAAACAATACTCTTACTGATTTTCATTATCGTCATCATCGAGCAAGACCTTTAAGAGTTCGTACTAATGGTGGTTTTCGTCTGTTAACAGATAAAAAATATAAAATAGATTCTTATACTGTAGGTTATATTAAGGTTCCTACTGAAATTGTAAATACAGATCCTGATAAAGATTATTAGGATTTTGAGGATTATATTTGGTTAGAAATAATAAAAATTGCAGCACAGATGTATATAGAAAATCAAATACCATCTGTACAAAGATATCAAACTATTTCTAATGAAGTAAATACTCAAGAATAATTTTTAACGTGGAAACCCCAGCTAGTTAGGTCTAGCAATTTTAATATAGGGGGAGTAGAAAAAAATTAAATTAAAATATGATTACATACGTAAATACAGTGTTTGTAAATAACACTAATGCTGGTGCTATTGTAGCATCAAAGCCGACAACGGCTGACAAAGATAAGTTCGTACTCTTTGATGTAGATAAGGGTACATACGTTTCTACACTTAAGGACGAGAAGCGTATTAAGATCGGTCTTGTATCTGATCAGATTATTAATAAAGTAAATGTATCAACAGGTGCTATTGAGAAGGTTCCGATGATTAAGTGGTCTAATGTAATTAATAAGGATTATATTAAGTCATTTACTTCTGGTGCTCCTTCAGATGTTACTAAGGGAGAAGATACTGTAAAGATTAGCTTCGAGAATCTTAATGCTGACACACTTCAGTTGTTTAATGAGGGTGGCAAGCGTTTGATCGTACGTCTTACATTCAAGGATCTTCCTACACGCTTCCGTAAGTGGACAGAGTCTTATGAGTATACTCCTGAGAAGGGTTGTACTGCCGCAACTATTGCCAAAGGTCTTGCTGATACTATCAACAAGCAGTACAAGCGTGCTCGTGTAAGCGCATCTGTAGAAGATGGAACAGGTGAAGGTGAATCTAAAACAGGTTCAGTTCTTGTTCTTACAGCACTTCCTTATGATGACGATAATAGCGTAGATACAATCAATGTAGCAAATAAGGTTCGCTTTAACGTTAATGTATATTACACTAATCCTGAGGCTGCTGGTTTTGCTTCTAAGAATAAGTATTTCCCGACAGGCGTTACAATAACGAAGACTCCTGGTAAGATTTATCCTGCAGAGGCTAAGCTTGTTCGTGACCGTGAGGCACAGGCTATGGGTTATGAGGGAATTCTTAACCGTGGTTGCTGCACATGGCCTATCATTAAGCCTGCTATGAAGACTGATCTTAATGCCGAGTATAGCTATGCTACACTTGAGTTTGAGAATATGTATCGCGCTGCTGATGATATTCAGCGTAATACAAAGCAGACTGTTGAGATTTACTCTGTAAGTCCTTCAGCTGAAAATGGCATTATCAAAGTTCTTTCTTCTTGGATTAACGGTGCTGAAGCATAATAAAACATTAAAAGAATAAATCCCGTAACGGATTGATAACACAAGCTAGGACGGTATATATCGTTCTAGCTTTTTTTATAATATTGATATGAAAAAAATAAGAATAGGTAATGACGTAATTGTTCGTACGAGACTTGATGAGTTTTAGACAAATGATAAACTTAATATCAAAACGTTAAGGTGTTTGTTTATTAAAGTAGATTAGCCTGCTGATAAGCCAGCTGATGTTTTATATTATGAACCATCACAGTATGTATATGGTTAGTGTGGTTGTCATGGTTACAATACTGTAGTATATAATAATGGTTATAACCTTCCTTGTAGACTACAGGATCCTCATTGGTTTCCTGGATACAATGGATTTGGTGTAAATTCAAATAAATTTAAATCTGTACCAAAAGGATATTAGGCAGCAGTTAAAGTATTTGATGATTATATAGAAGCTTATTTCCCAGCAGAAAATCAACAGATAGGTCTTTTTAAAGTTGTATTTATAGCGCAAGTATATAATATTGGTTGGAGTACTGATGATCTTAGATATATGACTATAGATAAAGGTGATTTGTTTATGTTGGTTAATTCTAATGATCCAGATGTTACAACTAATGGTTTAGTAGATCTTACAGATAATACTGAAGATGATTCGGAAAAATTAATGGTAGATAACATAGAAGTTGCATCAAGCTTTGGAATAGGAGCAGAAACCACTTATGATCTTCTAGATTATGACTATAAAAAGAAACGTTATTGTTTTGAATATATAAAAGATGGATCAAGGAACCTTATAACAAAAGACAATTCTAAACATTTTATATTTAATGTCTCTAGAAAAGATGGAAACCCTATAAATACAACTATAGATGCATCTGGTACTATAGTATGTAAATCAGAAAACGATACGAATGATACCAAAAGTGATATAGTAGTTTCTGTAAAAAGTAAATATAATTAGGCAATAAATACATATATAGATTTTTCCGCATCACTTATAAATAAAAATCGTAATTATAAATACAATCCTAGTACTATATCTAATGTAACATTAGCTTTTGATTTAATCAATGGCAATACTTCTTCGATAGAATTAAGACCAAATACTAAAATAAAATTGAATGATATTTATGTAAACAATATAGACAATAGTGCTATTAGATATTATTTATATACAGATCATTTTACTACAGATAAATATTCTGCTGAGAAATATTTTGATTTTAGTAGTTCTAATGGATCAGTAGCTTAGATAGATAGACAAGGTACTATAACTATTATGGGAAGCGGCACCTGTGTAATTACTGCATCAGTAAAAGGATATGGTGACAAAAAAAGTACTGTTCAATTAAATATAAAATAATATGAATATAACATTAAATAGAATAGCTAAAAAATCCAAATATACTATTGGAAAACTTTATATAGACGGTGAATATTTTTGTGATACTATCGAAGATACTGATAGAGGATTGACGCAAACTATGACTGATGCTCAAGTTAAGTCTAAAAAAGTATATGGATAGACAGCAATACCAACTGGTACTTATAGAGTTATTATAAATTATAGTAATAAATTTAAAAGACAGATGCCGCTATTGTTAAATGTTCCTGGATTTTTAGGAATACGTATACATTCTGGTAATACAGAAAAGGATACTGAAGGTTGTCTTATTGTTGGTAAAAACAAAGTTGTAGGCAAAGTAATTGAATCAAAAGATACATACAATAAATTATTCTCAATATTGTGTGAAGCTAATAAAAAAGAAGCAATAAAAATAACTATAAAATGACTTTTATGCAATCAATAGGGCACGTGTGGTCTAGCATCATAACTGCCATTAACTCAATTAGTGGCGATACTTTCATAGGAAAGACAATTATTGCTACAGGAGCCTTGTTGACAGCTTACTTTACTCCAATTATAGGTCTATTGATAACATGTTTCGCAACATCATTTGTGGATATGGTATATGGAATATAGGTAGCTAAAATGTAGCATAGTAAGATAACAAGTAGTAAAACACGTAGAGGAACTTGGAATAAAATGAAAGCTGAATTCGCAATAATAGCATTAGCTAGATTATTGGAATTTACTGTTGTTGGAACAACTGGAGTATTTGTTTTAACAGGTGGAGCTACTGTAATTATAACTTTAACAGAACTATGGTCTATATTAGAAAACCTTAATACTTTATATCCTAATGGACCTTGGAGATCTTTAGGTAAATATTTAAAGAAAAAAGGAGAAGCTTATACAGGAATAGATTTAGATTTTGATAAAGATGATAAACACGATAATAGCAATATTAAAGAAACTAATAGCTAATCGTAAAACTCTATTTAAGGCTATTTCTTTGCTCTCTGTTGGACTTTTATTGTCGTTTAGTATAAATACTTACAAATAGAATAAAAAGCTCTCAGAAAGCCTAGAATGGTCTTAGAACAACGTTGAAGCCTATTAGGAATTATATAATGATTCTTAGTAGGCTTCTAGTGTTTTAAAGTTAACAATAGATTAGTTATAGAATTCTAAAGATTCTGTAATACAGAAATTAGATAGTGTTAGAAAAGAGTTAAAATTAAAACCGAAGCAGATAAAAACTGCTGCAACGCAAACTCAAGTAATAAACGTTATAAAGAGTAAGGGGGTTAAGGGGGATATATTAGTTAAAGATACTATATATACAGATAGTATACAATATAATCCTTTAACTACTGTACATTATACTATAGGTAAAGATACCGTTAGTATAGGTTTAAATGTAGAAAACACATAGTATTTATACATTTATACTACAAAAGAATATAAGAATAAAAAGAATTTTATAAAACGATTATTTACATTAGATTTTAAGAAAGTCAAAAAATATAAGTATAAAATTGTAAATACTAATGATCTACTTAAAAATGATGATGTAAGAATAGTTGAATCAAACAATTAATATTATGACATATATTTCACTAAGAGAATTTATAGATGATATACTTCTTATTGTACGTAATAATAACATTAGCGAAAGTGAAGATTTGTCTAGACATCAGATAGCTACGTGGATTAAATCCTATAAGTAGATGTTGTTAAAAAACAGACTTGATCAATAGAAACAACAGTGTCCTAATAATGACGAGCTTGAAGATTATATAGACGATATCTTTATTAGGGAAAAAGGCCCTTTGGAATTAGAAGAAATAGATCCAGAAAAAGGAGAAGGTCCTATTTTTACACGACGTACAATATAGAAGTTAGAGAATGTATATGACGATGATGACGATAGTATCATAGCTATACATGATAGAGATGGGTGTGTAATTCAGTATATGAACCACCTTAGAAGACATTTCTAGTATTTTAGAAAATACACTGGAAAAGAATTGACGGCATATTACGATGATGGATATATTTATGTACAAGGTAATAGTGATAACAATAAACTAAAATATATATGGGTTAAAGCTATATTTGAAGATCTTGCTACAGATAATGATTCTGAAGATGTAGATGAAGATGATATTAAAATACCTTCATGGCTTATTCCGCCAATAAAAGAATATATATTTAAAAACGAACTATCGTTTATGTTAAATAGACCTAGTGACGATAGTAATAATGCTACATTAGCTAGCGTTAAACCACATGGACCACAAGATGAGCAGGAATAAACAATCAGTTACGTTTAGAGATATGTATAATACATTGCCAATAGAGATAGATTATCTTACATATAAGCGCATATTAGATGCAATGTGTAAAATTATATTAAAATATATTTTAAATCGTTCAGAAGGCTTTAAAATGCCTTATGGATTAGGATTTATACAAATAGGTAAATATCAACCTAAAACTCTTACAAATAAATCGTTATCTGTAGATTATAAATCTAGTAAAGAATATGGCAAATGTATTTATCATTTAAACGAACATTCTGACGGGTATAAATATAGATTATATTGGTCTAAAGTACCTAGAACATTTCCTGATAGATATAAATATCAATTGTGTTTAGTTCGTACAAATAAAAGAAAATTAGCTCAACTAATATTTAATAAACAAGATTACTTAAATATAAATGATATACAAATATACAAAATGTGAATCCGTCATAGCAAAAATAATGTCGGATTTAGATTCCGGTGAAGCTAGAAATAGAATTACTGATATCAGAGAATGGATATTTGAAGCTATCGAAAAAATTGGTGCACCTATGTAGTATTTGAGAAAAGAATCTGGTGTAGATAATGTACCAATATTAAAAATACAAGATAACCAAGTACCACTTCCTGATGATTTAGTACACTTAGACGGAGTTGCCTATTCACAAGATAAGAAAGGTCCGTGGATACCTATGAGTACAGCAACTGGAATATTTAGAGAACCAAAACGAATGCATAATGCCTAGCATAATCCCGCATTTAAATACCCAACCACACAATCCTAGTTATTTACAAGTTCTAATAAAATAATAAGTTGTACAACAAATAAACCAGAATATTTTATTAAACCTGGCTGGATTGTTACCAATATGAATAATGGATATATAAAACTATCATATAAAGCAATAGCTACTGATGAAAGAGGATATCCACTTATACCAGATTTACCTTCTTATTAGGAAGCTATTTATTGGTATGTTGTAATGAAACTTAGTTTTTCTAAGTTTTTAAAAGGTCATCTTGGTGGAAAGGGTGTTAATAATAATGGAAACGTGTACAACTATATAAGACAACAGTGGAATTTTTATTGTGCTTAGGCATATGCAGAGGCAATGATGCCAACAGCTGATGATATGTAGAATATTAAACGAGACTGGAATAAACTTATACCAGATTGGGATGGAGATTAGACCTTCTTTGACAATATAGGTGTACAACAGTCAGTATATAACGATTTTTATTATGGATACTAATTAGAATTTACATATAAATACCTTTGTTGAAGGTATGAATACAGATACTGCTTTTGATTCTATAAAATCTACACAGTATTTGTTTGGACTTAATGTCAGATCTACTGCCATCGAAACAGATATGTAGACAACAAGAAATTCTTTTGAGAAAAAAGGATTATTGTCTCCTATTTATACAAACAAATATGATTTCCAAGATCCCACAAATATAACTACATATTATAAATTTGATGTAAATTCTACAAACGGTGATTATTTTTATAAGATAATAAATTCTGGTGACATAAATGTATTATTGTTTAAGAAAAGTAAAAATTTGTATATATATAAACTAATAAAACAATCTTTGCAAAATATTGTAACGTCACAGTTATTATTTAAAATAAAGGATTATTTTCCTGACAATAATAACAATACATTTAGTCCTGTTAATTATAACATGTCTACATTGTTGCACTATGAATAGGATAATGTAGTTATATTATATATAGCTGATGGTAAACATAAAATGATATCTATAAATATAGAAGATTCTGATTATTTAAATAAACTTAAAGATAAAGACGATTATATAGATATAGATTATATTATGTAGAATAACTATTTCCCAAATAAAAAAATAGAAATAGTTAAAACAATATCAGGACAGTTAAAAACATCACAGGTTTAGTATACATATAGATTATATAAAAAACACGGTTCATGTAGTACATTAGCTCCATTAACCAATAAAATACAAATAATTAATGGTTATCATAATAAAGAGGAAGGTAATGCGGAAGATACTACTACATCTATGGGATTAAGACTTCATATTCCTTCTCAAAGTGCAATATAGTTTGATAAGGTTTAGATATACAGACTTCAATATATAAAAGCAAACGATAACGCTAAAGTACAACTTATATATGATGGAAATTATTCTGATGATTTTTATTTTAATGATGTTGGTAAAAAATCATTGCAGGATTTAACTATTGAAGAATTTAGTTCTCTAAATGGATTACAAATAGTACCAAGTGTAATAGAACAGAATTAGAATTATTTATTCGCAGCTAATATAAAAGACGAAACTATAATATAGTTAAATGAGGATTTAGATTTTAAATCATATTAGTTTGGAATAAGTTATGACATTATTGAAAACGAACCACATAAATATATTTCATATATTGAAAACGATAGTGTACAAAGTTAGTCATATTTAACCGATAAAAAATAGGCATTATAGGATTTACAAAATAAATTTTCACAAAAGGATTATATAAATCCGTACAGTGATATAAACGGCGTATATGATAAAAATACTTTAATATCTACTTCAACTGGAGATGTTAGATAGTGCGTTGACTGGGAAGGGTATTATGGAGGAAGTGGAAGTAATATATCTTGGAGAATAGTTGTAAATTAGATCTCGTCTGATGTTACTATTGCTGCTACGACGTCAGAATTAATCCAACAATACATTAAACAAACTGTATCATATGATCACACTAAACCAAAAGAAAATAGATATACTATAAAATATACTTTTGAAAACAAATTAATTACAAACAATGATGGTTCCCAAGAGGCGTATAGTATGTTACATTATTTGAAAAATTAGGGTGTATGTGCATCAGAAGATTTAGAACTTATATCTAGTGATAATATTTATTTATCAAGTTTATCTAGGTCTTTAAAAAGAGATGAAGTATACAGATACGGAATTGTATTGTTTAATAAATATGGAAGTAGGTCTAGTGTTCAGTGGATAGCTGACATAAGAACCCCGGATATAAATATTTGCCCTTTAATAACCGACCCATACGCAAATACAATAGGTATTGAATTTACATTATCGTCTGAATTTAAACAGAATTTAATTAAAAAAGGAATTGTTAGCTATGAAATAGTAAGATGTGAGAAGTCCGACGAATATACTAAAAATGTAATGTAGGTTGTATTATCAAGACCTGTACGTTAGAAAACCGTGAAAGGCAATAATACACCTTATTATCCTACCGGATTTATAACTAGTCAACCTTAGTGTGTAACACAGACGGGTAGATATTCAGACTCATATTGGCCACTAAAAATGACAAATGCAAAATCTGAAAACCCGAATATTCTTGACCAGTCATTTTTGTTTTTAATACATAGCCCTTATATAAATATATATAGGAAAAACGCATTATAGAAAATAAAAAGTTTAAATTGTAAATTGACGCCTATACAATATGTATATGGTGATTTATAGAAAATAAATAATCAATTAAATTATACATATAGTGAAGTTGAAGATTTATTTTACAAAGACGATTATAGGGAAGCTACATTAGATGTAAATTATAAATGGAGTCCTGGTTCTATTTCTCCTGTATTTTCAGATGTTCATTTTGATAAAGCTTTGCACACATATCGTATGTTTGATTTTAAATTTGGAGACTTTATTTACATAGATCGTGGAAGATTTATAGATAAAAAAATAAATAAAAGTTCCAAAGTAATTAAAATAGATTATTCTAAAAGCACAAGTACTGTATATAAATATCGTTTCGATAACGCTGAAGCAACATCGTATTATGTAGATTATGATGTAAAATGTAGTAAAGTTACTTGTAACAAACTAGATTTGACAAAATCTTATAATATAGAAAGTGTGTCTGATGTTAGAAATCTAAACTGGGAAGATGGTTTTACCAATCATCAATACGACGGAAATACTATAAAAACAGCTACAAAAAAATATAAAACATATATATCTACAATAGGAACTAAGGAATATTTAAATTGGGTTTGTAGTAGTAAATATGATATTCCTATAGGAACTGATAATGAATATGGATGGACAGAAGGTAATTGGACTAATATATGTGAATTTACAAATACAGGTACTGATGGTGATGGTATAAAACACTGGGAAAGAGCGTGGGAAGCATATGGTCCTATAGGACCTGGACCACAATGTTTACTTATAAATGTAAATCGTACATATATTTATGATAATGTATTTAAAGAATTAATATCTCACAACTTAAATTAGGATTATATAAATAATAAAGTTATAAAACCTTCGACTCAAAATATATATACATTGGGTACATTGTTATGTAATATACAACACGAAGCTTTATAGTTTTCAGGATTGACATCAGAAGATAAAAAATATGATGTTTATTACGGATTTGGAAATACGTATGATATTTCTAAAGATTGCGAAGTATTTGATGGAGATACATATGTATAGAAGTGTGAGTTAGTAGGTTCGTTTAAAGCATATGATTTTAATGACGATAAAGATTCATTACCATCAATGTAGACTATATTTTATATACCTATGGAGACTAGTATAAATACATATTTTGATTACGGTATGAATTATCGTAATACGTATAATGCTAATTTACAATTAGAGCCAGGTACTATCTCTGGAATTGCTAATCAAGATAGGCCTCTAAATCAATATAATGCTATATATTCAGATAATAATACAAGTAACAATATCTACAATATAGATAATGACAAAAAAGATAAAGACAAACAATTTAAATAGCGTATATTCTATTCACAATTAAAAACTAATGGTGAAAATATAGATAATTGGCAAATCTTTAAAGCTTCTAATTTTATAGATGTAGATACTAGATATGGAGACATAACAGACATCTTAACTATAAAAGACATTTTATATTTTTGGCAGACTTATGCATTTGGAAAACTTTCAGTAAATGAAAGATCTCTTGTTACAGACAATAACAATAATACCGTACAACTTGGTCAAGGTGGTGTATTATAGAGAGCAGATTATATAAGCACATAGTTTGGAATGAATCCTAAAGATATGTGTAAGATATATGCAAATGATATATTATTATGGCTAGATAGATATAATAAGTGTATTGCATGTAGTTAGAATAATAGAGTATTTAATTATAGCGAAGATAAGAACGTATAGAACTTGTTGAACAAGTATTTTGATTGGGATACTAAAGAAGTACCATCGTTGACTTATGATCAAATTCATGAAGAATTATAGTTTTCGCCAATAGAATGTAATGAATTTTATGCAGAATGTGCCGCATTAATATTTAATCTTAAATATAATATAGCTACTTCTATATATTCACTTCCTAATAATAAGAATTCTTAGAGAACATTATAGTTTGAAAAAGATGTTGTTTGCTTTGATGAAAGTAGAGATAATACGAAAACTTATTTATAGTCATTTTCAAATGATAAGAATGGGGACATAGTAAGACCGATGTGCATAAAATTTGCTATAAATACAAATCCATCTAACACAAAAGTATTTGATAATCAACAAATAGTATTTGCTTCTTATAATGAAAAGTATACAGAAAGTGGATTCTTTTCAGGTAAAAACTATTAGTTCTTTACTGATTTATACAATACCTCATTTGGAATAGAGACAGTATTTCCACAAATAACAAATAGGGAAGGAAATATAAACTATCCTATACCTAGAGCCAAGTTTAACGATTTAAATCAAAGTGATATATATAATAAATATTATGGATAGAGGATGAGAGGTAAGTGGATGATAGAAACAATTACTGATAATAAGCCTACTAAGAATTCATCTATTTCCCATATAATAACTAAATTTAGACAATCATATAACTAATGAAAAATAATAAATCACGTAGTAAAAAACTACAACAATATAAAAGAAATAAACGAATACCTAGATATGATTTGGCAAATAAACCTGTCGCTTCTGGTTATTAGATGGGAGATTATTTTAATCCTGGAGTATCTAGTGTAACACCTGGAGAAAGTATTGATCCAGAAACACAAACTATAAAATAGAATATATTGCCGAATGCATTATCTCAAGCATCTCCATATATAACATTACTTAAAGACACATTAAAATCTACTGCTACTTCAGCAGCACCTTCTGCATTTGCATCTTCAGCAGCTAGTATTACAAATCCGATAGCTACTTCAACATTGGGCGGAGCTGATACATTTGCAAATAGATTATTTGCTGAAGCTACCAAAGGTATTACTAATAATTCTGCAAATTATTTAAATAATGCTGCTTAGACAATGACAAAAGCTGGATTAAATACAGGTGCTGCTGCAGGAAAAGCAGGTGCAAGTACTGGAAAAGCTGCATTAGGTTCTGCAAGTACTGCATTATCTATATTAGGAACAGCTTATGGTTTAGCCAATACAATAAGTGGATTTGCAGGAATGAAAAACAATGTAACTTCTGCTTCAGATTTATTAAACAGATCTTCCAAGTTTAATCAATCTGTAAATGGCGTTCAATATCAAGGTTATGGTGGTATAGATACTAATGCTGAAACAAAATATTTTAATGCTAAAGAAAAGTCATCTTAGATAAGTAATGCTGTTAATGCTGCAGGTTTAGGTGCTTCTGCAGGATCATTTTTAGGTCCGATTGGTATGGGAGTAGGAGCTTTGATTGGAGGTATTGGCGGCTTTTTCGGATCATTGTTTGGAAGACGTAAACGTAGAAATGAATTACGTAAACGTATTAGAAATGTATCTGAAATGTAGAGTAATTATAATGATCAACAGTTCTCACAGGCATCTTCACAAGGACTTAGAAATCAATTTGCTGAAAATGCTTATGAAGGTTCTAGTATATATAATTGCGGTAAAGATGGCGGTACAAAATCAAAATATGATAATGGTAAGATGTCACAATAGACATGGACACCTGACGGACAACAATACGCTCCGGTAAATAGTCTTGTTGGAAAAGGAGAATCTATTATTGATTATACTGAAGGAAAAGCATCTTATATAGATAAGGGTACAAAACGCGTTGATAATCAGCCCTCAGTTGCTCAAGATGGCGATAGAATAGTAATAGCTGGCAATGATAAAGATTGGTCAAATGGAGTTAGTTTTGCAGATCAAGTAGCACCATTTACAAAAAGACTTGAATATTTGAATAAAACTGCAAAAAGTATTTAGAACAATAAATACTCCAATGAACAAACTAAGCAACTTAATTTGCAGCAAATAGATAAATCAAAAGCAGATATATTATAGGAAATGAAACGAATAACAGATAGATAGGAATATCAACATAGAATTACAAATGCTGTTCCTAATGCAAGATATGCTCATGGAAAGATAGATTGGAATAAAATAGGTTCTGTTGCAAAAGACGCATTAAATATGGTAGGAGAATATAGTCCTTATATAATAGGTATGTCATATCCGTCAAAACAATATAACATGTATAAGAATATGACTCCTCATGCTGACAATTCATATATTGCCAATCCAAATGCAGAAAGAGCCCTTAACGTTCTTGCAGGTATGAGATTTGATCCTACAAGTCAGATAAACTCCATAAAGGATGCATATAGACAGGGATTGTATAATATAAATCAATCTGGTGGACTTACACAAGGACAGAGAATGGCAATGCAGGTTGCTCAGAATACTGGATATGCAAAGAACCTTGCAGATGTATATAGTCAAGCAAACGATATAAATAATAAATACAGAGCTGCGTATGCACAAGCTGCATTATCAGAAGGACAAAATGCTGCATCTAGATAGCAGTAGGCTCTTACAACACAGCAAGAAAACTATAGACAAGCTGTAGCCAGAAGATTGTTGGGCATGGAGAGTGCACAGAAAGGTAAACTTAATATTCTTAATACTATTGCTAAACATATATATGATACAAGACAATCTAACAGAGCTATGGATTATAATAATAAGATGTTAGATCTGTATAATAGGCAATTAGATATTGATAAAATTGGAGCTATAAATAGTATTCAGAATAAGTATTCAATACCTTATTATAGTAATTACAACGATCTTCTTAGAAATGCCATTATAAATTCTTATAAATCTGAATAATTATGAATATATTAGGACAAGAACAACCCGTTGTTTATTCAATGGATGAAATCTTTAATCCTACTACGATGAATATGGTACTTCAAGCATAGCAGAATTATGTAAATGCTATGCGTGAAGACTATATGTAGGGTGTTAAAGATATGAAAGATTTTACAAAAGAATATGGAGACTTTTATAGCCCGTTTACAAAAGATAATGAGACTTGGGATAAACTTACAAATGGTGCTATACGTGAAGTTATGGGCAAATATGGTCCAGATATGCTAAGATCTCTTGAAGGACGTGCGGAGATATAGAGAATAATAGCATCAGTACCATATGGTGAGTTATAGAAACTTAGAGCATCTGTTTAGCCCGCTATGCAATATTTGAAAAATAAAGGAGTACTGGATTCAAAAGGTTTATATAGTAAAGATTTTTAGGATTGGGTAAATAAACAAGCTGGTATAACAAATTTTGAAAATTGGGATACATTAAAAGATGGTGTTTGGACAAAAGAATCTCCGGACACATTTGATTCATTAAATACAGTTACACATGGTTGGTATGATCAAAGACAAGCTTTGTATAAAGGTATGAAAAACGGAAGTCGCGTATATTCATATGACTTTAATGATCTTAAAAATACAGCTAAAGCTAATGCTCAAGGTTTTATTAATACTCCAAGAGGCGCTTATGAATTTATGAACATAAAGGAACAGCTCAAACGTGCAAATCCAAATATATCAGAAGAAGATTTACAAAATAAAGCTTTTGATATATTAGACAATAGAATAGCACAAGCAAATATAGAAATGTTGTTGCCTGAAAAATATGAAGCTGATCCCTATGCATTAGCTAGATATAAAGCAGATCTTGATGATAGAAATGCAAGAAGAGCCGCTTCAAGAGCTGCAGCTAATCAACAGCAAAACAGTAAAGGTGGAATATTACAATATAGTACTAGATTTGGATACAATGCTAATTAGAGTTTTATAGATCGTACATTAAACGGTGCTAATTTGAAGAAATCAATGCTTAAAATACAGAATTATTGGATCAACAAAGCCAATAAAGCAAAAACAAGCAAAGAAAAAAATGAAGCATTAGCACATGTTAAATGGTGGAAAGGTTCTGAAAATTGGTCACCAGAATAGCTTGTTAAAAACGGAATTATTAATATAGATAGTAATGGTGTTGTAACACCGACAGATAGATTTACAAATGCATTTATGTATTCAAATTCTACTAACACCAACTATGATAAAACAAAAGGCGGATATAGTTAGCAACTGATGAGAAACGCTAAATCTACATATAGTGTATTCCAAAATAGAATACAACCGTCTAATAAAGCAGAACATTCTATGTGGTCAGATATAATGGCAGGTGACACTGAATTAAGAAGTATGCCGGGAACATCTAATAAATATAGAATGCTGGGATTAAATGATCCTACTTTAAGATATGCACCCATTAGACAAGCTAATGTGACAGGAACACAGATGTTTAGATATAATAGTTTACAAAGACGCTTTGATAGATGGCTTAGAAGTAGTGGTTCTGGAAATGGATATCTTGTTAATAAAGATATAAATGTGGCTTATATACCTAAAAAACAAAGAGATGGTATGATGACAGATATTTCTGGAAATATAAGTATAACTGGTAGACAGTTTAAACAATTCTGTAATAAATTTAATATAAAAACAGACGCAGAAATAAGAAATGCTGCCATACAATTAGGATTAGGTATATACGAATATCAAACCAATGATAAAGATAAAAATAAAAATCGTATATACAATACATATTATACAATTCCTATGATTAGAACAATGTCTAATGATGGTGGATTTGGATGGAGAGATATTAATACTAGAATGAACCAAGAAGAATTTGGTAAAGGTAATGCATATGCTGAAGAAATTAATTCTGAAGCTGCATCATTACAATAGAGATAATAAAAGAATATTATGGGTAGACAAAAGAAAAGCAAATTTAATATAAACCCTGTATATAGTGAAGGATTGAGACTGCGTCAAAGTGTACCTGGTGCACAATAGAGATATTATGACGCAGTCTCAACACCTGTTAATACAGGTATGTTTAATACAGTTACTTCTGATTATGCTCCACAATTGACATATAATGAAGAGTTAAACATGTATCCAAGTGTTGATGAACAAGGTGAACTTGTTGAAACACAAAACAACGATAATGAATCTATTACAAACGTCAATGACGAAGGTGGATTTTTTGATAGACTTAAAACTTCTTTTGAGAATCCTAAAGATCCTTGGAGAATGTTTTGGGAACGTAAGTATGAGTCTCAAAAATCTAGTGAAGAAAACGCATTATTTGATGTAACTTCTGAACAAAAAAATCTACAAATAGCGCAGGACTATTTAAATAATATAAAAAGATACGATGAGTTAAATAAATTACTATAGGATCCGAATGTAGATCGTAATACTAAATCTAAATTAATAAATGAATTAGACATAACTCGATCAAAAATAAAAGAAACTGACGATTATATAAAAGAGAATTGGAAAAAGTCAGACGTTTTTATGAATTTGTTTACAGATATGTCTGATATGGGATTTTTCGAACAGTTAAAATATAAATCTTACGGAGATCCTTATACTTTAGATAAATCTGGAACGATTGTTGGTAATTTAAATAATGCGGCAAATAGTATAATGTCAACATTGTCTTCCGTTAAAAATGCTGTTAAAAATGCAGGTTTGGAAGCTTATAATTTGTTTGGAAAGGATAAGTGGGCATTGACAAGAAGTATGCTGAAAAATTCAGTTAATGACGAATACGACAAATCTAAATTTTTCGACGGCATTACAAAACATTTAAATAATCCATAGGAATATGTAAAATATAAACAACAGGATCTTGATAATGCAATTAAAGAATACGATAGGTTGTTTGATGAACGTAGTGCACAGCTTGTACGTACTACAAATATTACTAAAAACGGAAACTGGTTATTTAATCCACAAAAAATAAATAAACACTTTAAGGAACTACAAGAAGGTGAGGCTTCTGGTTCTTTATTTACTATATGGGATCCATCTAGATGGGCTTATGCTGCACCGGAAATGGGATCTTCTTTCGCAGACTTATAGACTTTTGTAGAACTTGCTACAGCAGATAGAATTGCTGCTGGATTGTCTAATGCTGCTGAATATGTAGCAGGGCCTTCTGGAAAAGCAAAAGCTTTATCTGGAGTTCTTAAATTTTTAGCGTTTGGATCTGAGGCTGCAGGATTATATTTATCTACTAAATCAAGAGAGGTTGAAACACGAGCAGAAGTTTCAGATGCATATACACAAAGAATAGTAGAACAGTTATACTCTAATAAAAATATAAATGCCGGAAAAGTATTAGAAAACATTGACAATTTTATAAATAATAATAGTGGTTTAGATAAAAATGCTACAGCTAATTTAGATATAGAAGATAAATTAAGATTAGCATTGGCTTATAACATAAATACAGAAGATCCTGAGTTTGAAAAAATAAAACAACAAAGTAGAAGTGGTTTAGCAAAAATATATAATGACAATGAAACACTTTCAACGTTAAATTATATACAAGCTATGCCATACATGAGTTATTTTGGAAAAACGCTTAAAAGCGCATTAACTGGTGGTGCAAATTAGATTGAGAAAAGATTGGTAGATCAAACTGTAAAAGCTGGATCGTCTCAAATAAGTCGTGCAGCAACCGCTATGTCAGATTCTATTATAAATAAAGTTTTTAATAAAAACGCTTCTAATTTATATAAAAAAGTAATGGCGTCGCATGCATCTAAATGGTTAGGCAATCAAGCTAAACTTTTATTACGTACTGGATTCTTAGAAGGTATTGAAGAAGGTCAACAGTAGTTATTGCAATCTCGATATATGAGAGGTGAATATGACGATTATGATACACCATATAGTATGTTTAATTTGCCATCTGTATTTAGTGATGCAAGCTTAGCATCTGACGCTATTGCAAGTTATATAGGTATTAATTTTGGAGATCCGGACAATGGTGATGCAGAGTTGAGAAAAGCTATGAATATCGGTTCTGTAACTGGTGCAATGTTTCATGGTGTACATCAAATGAATCCTATTGTAAACTTATTAACATCTAATGATCCAAATACATTACGTTATATAGCTAGCTAGCTAAAGAATGATCGTACTTTAAAAAGGATAGTAGGAGAAAATTATGGAAAAGCCGAAGATGATGCACATATAAAAATATTTAATGCTCATTTAGATAATGGTGGAGATCCATTTAAGCTTACTAAATCTCTACAAGAGATGAAAAGATTTAAAGGAGATCAGGTTAGTGATGAATTTATAGATGAAGATATTAAGCTGTTAAATGCTTTAAATTTTGTTAAAAATAATAAAGAATTTAAAAGCATATTAAAAGAACTTAATATAACAGACGAGAATGATAAGTTAGCAACAATACAAAATGCTGTAAGAGCTATTGTTGACGACAATACATTAAATAGTTTATTAAAAGATCAACAAAGTAAATTGCTCAATATAAGAGAAGATTTTAGAGCTACTGTTGGTATGTATACTGATCCTAATTTTGATGAAAGAAATATACCAGATCATCTTAAAACACAGTATGATATATATAAACCGGTTGTTTAGAAACTCAAATCACTATATAAACAATATGTAGCTGCTGAAACTGAACGAAATAATCTTATTGAAAGTAAAAACAGAAATGATGCTAGTATAGCTGAACAGGCTAAAAAGAATATAGATTACGATAAGAAAAAGAAAGCTTTAACTGATTCTGGAGAAAAAGATACATCATCTTTAGATAAAGAATTGGAAGATGAAATTACAAATATTATAAACAAGAAGAAGAAAAGCATAACTAGCGAAAACGATTTTATTAATAACCGTATAGACTTATTATATAAAATGAAGCGTTTAGATGTTATGAAGAAAACTCGTAAGATGTTTTACGATAGACAAACTTTATTAAAACATTTAAACGAAGAAATAGGTATAGATGCTAACGTTGATAGACTTGCTTCAATTGTGGATAATATGAATGATGAAATCGAATCGTATTAGAAACAGTTAAAAGATGCATTTAAAGAAGCTGACGCACAAATAGATGAGCATAATAAACAAATAGATGAATACAATAAAAAAGCAAAAGAGTACAATTATAAACATCGAAGAGACAAAGGTTTTGTACGTCAAGAATTAATGCAACATAGTAAGTATGCTTTAGATTAGTTCCGTGATGAATTAAAAGGCAGTACTGGAAATATGTTCGATGAATTTGAAAAGTTATCTCAAATATTTTTCATAAATAAATCTTTAAAAGAAGTATACAATCCTTATGTAGCATCATATGCTATGGGATATGCAAATCCTTCAAATGTATTAAATCAAACTAGAAATCTTAAATGGTCAGAATTGTCGAATGAACAACAAAAAGCTTTTACAGACAGTATTACACAAGAGTGGAAAGATAAAGGTTTAGATTTATCTAAATTGACAAAATCTAAAATAATATATGAATACCGGCAGAGATACGGCAAGATTAGTAATAGTTTGTATGATAGAATAGCAAAATTTAAATCTAAACAAAAAGCTTATTTATCTAAAAACGAATAGGATCGAACCATTGAAGAACAAATTGCTTTGGAAAAAGAGTGGAACGAACTAAACAAAGATGCTGCTAAACAATTAATCCAATAGGATTTATAGAAGAAAAAGGATCGTCAACGTATCGCTCATAGAGAATTTCTTAGAGATGGTGGTTTAACTAATGATGATATACAAAATGCTGAAAACGGCGATGAAAAGGCTAAAGAATCTGTTGAAACTGCTATTAGTGACAATGATGAACAGTTAAACGAAGATAAGCGTAACAAAGAACAGAATATCGACAATGACGATACAAATAAAGCTCCTGTAGCAGTTGAATCTGAAGGTCAGGTAACAGAAATAGAAGATACTGATGAGTCTGACTTGTATCAACCAGATCCTGATGAGGCTTAGATGGTTGACGAAATATTGAAAGGTAAAAACTTTACTAGAAAAAAAGTAGTTACTTCTACAAATGAATCTGATAAACCAGGCGTTTCTATAAATGAACAAAAAGACACTAGTGTTATTGGAAATATTCCTGCAGATGGACAACAAACACAACCTGTACAACCGTCAAATATTATAAGTGATGATGATCAAGGAACTGTTACTGCATAGCCGTCACAAGAAGAAATAATAAAACAATCTTTATAGAATATTTTGAAAGGAGAATATACTATAGAAGATGTTTTGTAGTTACAAGACGGTACATATAATGAAGGTGCATTATCAATATATGTAAAAAAAGATAAAGACCGTGTTGCAGTAGTAATAAAAAATGATCAAGGTGTGATAATGCCTATTAAAATACCTATCGGATATGTTCCAAATGAGGAAATAAAAGATAATGAAGAAATATAGGCACTTATGATTTCTGAAGAAAATTCGTTTGTTATAACAGATTCACGACGTGCAATATAGCTTATTAAACCAGGAGTATCTGTAGATAATAATACAGATATGAATTCTGAAAATAACGCTAAGAGCAAACCTGCTAATGACAATAATGATTCTGTAGATGATACGGATAATACTGATGATATAGACACAGATGAAGATAATGTTGAAACTGATACAAAGTCTACATTAGAAACAACACAGTAGGAAAAAGAAAAACAAACGAAGCCCGAAGACAAAGATAAAAAGCCAGAAACAATTCAAATAGAAAATTTTCAAGACGATATCGATAACGATACAGCTGAAATTATTGAAATTGAACAAGATACTCTTGAAGCAATAGATAATGATTTCTATACATACGATGATTTATATCCTGAAATAATATGTGGTGACGATAGTTATTATACAAATCCAAATTATAGTTTAGCCCCTAATAAAGATGCTGTAGAGCGTGATTTTATATCTTAGACATTCTTTTATCAAAACTCTAGATATAACAGGGAAGGTAAAGAATACGGTCCTGTTAGAATAACTGTACGCGGAAAAGATGTGTCTTTCAAATATCCTATATAGGAAGGATATAAGTTAGCTCAAAAATTAACACAAAAAGGATGGTTTGAATCTACATAGAAATTTTATATAGTTCACGGAAACGATGAAAAATATCAATTTAAACCTCAAACCTATTCTATATCATTAGTTATTTATGATCATAATGAAAAGAAAACATATATTGCAAGTATGCGTACTCCTGCAGTATATTCATATGTAGATAAACGTGGTGTAGAATTGGAACACAATGGTGAAAAAGAATTGTTTGATAAACTTTCTAAAATAGGTGTTGATTAGGATAAATATGAAGAAAAACTCAATGAAATAATAATAAGTAGATATAAAGAAAGATTTACTAAAGACGAATTATCTAATTATAGTGATTCTGAAATAAAAACAAAAGCATATGGATGGTATTAGGGTCTAGATATTTCTGAGAAACGTAGAATTCAAAACGATGCTAGAAAGTATGCATCAAATGGTAAATCTATGCCGCTGTCTGCAGAAGAAATAACTAAAAATATTGAGGAGCTTAAAAAACGTAGATTAGAAATAATAGAAGCATACTGTGATAAAGTTGACGGTAAATATAAAATCCCAGGTGAAATTAAAGAAACGGTTACACCAAATAATCCTAGAATAAGTAACGGTTCTATAAATACATATGAAAAAGACAAATAGGGTATGCCTGTATTTAAACCACTTACAGGTGACGATAGAGGATTTGGTATATTAAATACAACCGATGAAATTGAAGAACAGCTTAAAAATGGTGATATATAGTTTGGGTTCGGAAAAGGAATGTTCGGAGAACCTGCATATGGAATAACATCATTCGATGGAAGCAAACAATTTATTGGAAAAGGTTTTGCTGGAAAAATATATCTTATATATAAAACCAACAACGGACAAGAAATTCCATTAATGCTTAGAGAGCAGAAGTTCAATAGACGTACTGTAAATGGTAAAAATGTACCTATAAATCGTAATGATATTACATTAGCTATAGATCCAAAAACTGGAGAAGTAAACGGAAAACCTACAGTAGCTGAAGTATTGTTTTACATGCTTACGAATAAATTGAATGAAAAGTATTATCCTAACAATAATGCTTCTGACGAAATAAGAAAAGCTTTTATTGACTTCTTTATTCACAATGGCGAAAAAACAACTTCTACTACTAAAAATACATCAAGAGCTTTAAATAGATTTAAATATTATGCCGATAAACAGTTATCGTGGGATTTGAATGAAAATACAAATCAATACGAATTAACTATAGTCCTTCCAGATGAAAATGGTAATAGAGTACAACGCCATTTTTCTGCTAATACTTTATTTGCTGGTACAGAATAGAGTAATAATCTAATAAAGGATATTATATATCATATATCTAAAAACATACATTGGAATACTGATATAGATGCAATGTCCTCTAAAATTGATCGCAATATAACGAAACAATTAGGTCAATATTTTGAGGATACTGGCAATGATAAATTCTCGTTCTTAAACTTAGATGAACTTTCATTTAATAAAGAAGATTTGTTTACTGAAGTAGACGGAAAATTGATTCCTAAAGACATATCTGTATTGGCATGGATGTTAAAGACAGGAAGATTAATGTCAGATGTAGCTCCTCAAGTATTTAAAGATCCTTTTATATATGCTACTGGAGTATCACAACAATCTCCTGCAAGACGAGCAACTGATTCATTAAAAACAACGCCTGTTTCTAAAACAAGTGGTGTAATAGAACAGAAAAAAATAGACAAGCAGAAGAAAGAGAAGTTTGATAAATTCAACAAAGAAAAGATAGATAGACTAAGTAAGAAATTTAGAAAACTTGCACCTAGTTTTTAGGTATTGCTATCTGATTCTATAGACCAAGCCAACAAAACATTAGAATTAGCTAATACTAATAATATAGCTCAACAACACGGAGGGTTGTCTGACAGAATTATGTTGGATTATAAACCGAACACTGGAGCAAATATTAAAAAGGAAATAGAAGACAAAGTAAGAGAATTTGCAAAAAATACAAATTATGATATAAAAGATATTGATATGCAGTCTCTTGATCAGTTTAGCGATAATCAATTACGTATAAATTTGGTAAAAACACATATTCCATATGTATGGTTATATAAAGACGGTCATGTCAGAGTATCTTTAAATACAATTACCAACATATAGTCTACAATATAGACTGCTCGTAATAAAAAAGTAAATAATGCAAATGCAGTAACCGGTGTATTCTCAGAAGAAGGTGGCGGTACATTGAATGTTAGAAAAGCAAGAGCATTCCTTAATGAAGTGTTAGGTTTATCAGAAGATAAAGTTTTTATTACAAATGGTATTATAGCATCATTTGATAATCGCGAAGCATATGGATGTGTTACAGCAAGTTCTGACGCAATTGCTGAAGCTATAATAGGTTTATCTACTTAGGCCGGATCTGGCGTAGAATATCACGAAGCTTGGCACTATGTTAACTTATTGTTACATAATGATATTACTCGTAATTTGATATATAGAGAATATGTTAAATTACATAAAGGTTCTGAAAAACTTACATTTAGACAAATTGAGGAATTATTAGCAGACGAATTTAAAAATTACGTATAGTTACAAAGAGGTACTGGACTTAAAGCTGTAATAAAACGCGCGTTTAATAGAATATATGATTTTGTCACGTTTAATTATAGAAATAGAAGACTAATAAACTCTGTATTTAAAAATATAAACAACGGAGGTTATAAAGGAAATAGAATAGATCCTAAATCTATGGAAGAATTCAAACGTGCATACGGCGGAATAGTGGAACAGTCTAAGTATCAAATACCTGGTGTAAACCAAAAGTCGATAGATTCTTTACAATACGTAGATACATATCATAAATTTTATCAAGTGTGCGAATCTTTGGCAAATAAAATGCTTGACTATTACGCTATTACACGTCCAGAGGACATGAAAAGATTAAGTGGATCTAAATTCCAATAGTTTATAGAAGAGCTTAAAGCAAATGCCGATGAAACCACACAAGGTGTAATTGAAGATATAGATAACAATAAAGATGCATTTTTTAATATAGTTAAATAGACTTTTAAACAGTATGGTATTGATGCAAAGATAAAGAAATTGAAACAATTAAAAGAAGATTTAACTGAAGATGAAGAAAGCGCTTTAAAAGAAGATGAAAAAGCCAGAGAGTCAGATACAGGTGATAGAGCTGACAATACATGGGATGTATTCCAATTTGAGGTGTCTAAAAAAGACAATGTTGCGAATAGAGCTAAGTTGTTCTTAACTCATTTACCAAAAGCAAGACTCGAAGTAAGTGATGAAGATAGTTCTGAAAAAAATGTTGTATATGAGACTGATGATTTATTAAATACGCCGTTATACATGCCGTTTGGTGAAGTTTGGACTAAAATACTTAAAGACCTATGGGACGTTGAAAGTTATTCTGAAAAAGATAAGGATGGTAATTATTTACCTTCATCGTTACGAGGAAAAGTTGAAAATAGAGCCAAGAATGAAGCTTTTTATAGAATACTCAACGATAAATTATCAGAACTGGATGGTGATGTTGATCTTGAAATAGACCCTGATATTGAGATGTAGAATTAGATATATTCTACTATAAAAAGTCAACAGGCATAGATGGCGCAAATTTGGTTGGAAGATCCTAAAGCTAAATTTGTAACAAGTAGTCAAATGTATGAAGATCTTCAAGGTGATCTTGGTGATGAATACAAATCACAAGATTCTAATAATGAAGATATAGATGATGTAGATAGAGCATTTAATATAATCAACGATAATGCATTGAGAGCCAGAAGAAGTTTACCTAGAGAATGGTCTAATGCTGTTATGTTGTCAGGATTAATAAACAATAATAATGGTTCTACAGTAATAAATAAAAAGTTTGTTGAACATGTTTCAAACTCTTATTAGAAACTTTTAGATATAGTTACAGAAAGTACAAAAAGACGTGTAAATCACAATTATCCAACAACTCCTGAAGCTTATGCTGAGGCTAATGAAACTTTAATAAATGGATTAAATAGTTTATTAAATTATTTATGTATACCATCTGACGAAAGTGTTATCGAAAATCTTATTGCAAAATATGTAGAAAACGGTAAAGTTGGAAATGATGTTTTAGTATTTAAAGCTTTGCAAAATATAATTAAGAATACTAAAGATAAAGGTGGATTAGCTATAATAGTTAAAACACTTAAAGATAGTATAAATAAACCAAACTTAATTGTAGGAAAAGGTAAAGTAAAAGATATATCTAAGATATATATGGGTACAAAAGAGGACAGTTTTATATGTGAATTGGCTGATTCTTATAACTCTGTGCATCCGTCTTCTTCTGATTTTAGTGTCAAAGGACCTGACGGATCAATGCATTATCCTATAAGTCAAAATAATCATATGTCTGATGAAATAAGACGACTCAATACTGATAAACAACACGTTTTAAGTATGATGAGAAGTCCTTTTGCAAAACATTCTATTTTATTGTAGACAGCTTTGGATATAGATCCGAATGCAGGATCTTAGCAGCAGTTTAGATTAAATGCATTTATAGGTATGAAGGATACTAGAAATCAAAAAGGTTAGGATTATTTTGGTATAACAAACCTTGAGGATTATTTAGCTAAAATGACAATGACATTCAATGACATGTTAACGTTACCTACAATGGCAGATAAAAAAACATGGTATGCAATACAATAGAAATTAATATCACTTCCGAAAGATCTTATAACATACGACATTGAATCTGAAAGCGGAGCATACAAGATTCGCAGATTTAGTAATAATACTTTAAATATATTTAAAGGATATTATCTTGATGAAATAGAATCGTTAAAGCAATATTACAGTAGAGAAAATATTGAATATTTAAGAACTCATCCTAATGCTAGAATTAAAAACTTCCACGGTAAGTTTAAAAACAATAGAATGGATTTTAGCGGAAACGGAGGATTATTTAGATACATGTACGGTTTGGATAAATCTCACGGATGTAATTTAAATCAGTGGCTTGAAGCTCAATATAATTTACAAAAGAGAATTGAACAAAATCCAGAACAATACGGAGGTTTATCTAAAATACGTGAAAACGATAATGACTTAGATGGATTTGAATTAGTACGAAAAGCGATAAGTGAAATTGAAGAACAGTATAAAAATACTGATAAACTGTACGACGATATAAATAGATTATTATTTGAAAGAGTTGATTCTGATTTAAAAATACTTACAGCTAATACGGATTATAGACTTGGATTTATGGATGGTGATAAATTTGTACCAGATGCTATACCATCATTCATATTAAAGAGATACCAAGATTTATTTGCTAAAGCTGGAGAAAAAGTTGGAAGAAAGCCTTATTCTGACAAAAGAATGCTTAGTAATTACGGACTATCTGCTGTAGCCAATCATGTTATTTCTACATGGATATCAATAGTTGAACTTGAAAAAGTATTCAGTGGAGATCCCGCCAATTATAAATACGTTTATTATAGTAATGGAAAAACTCCTATTACTGAAAAAATTGAAGTTCCTTATACAGTAGATGGAAAAACAAATACATATACTATAGATGTAAGAATATTAAAAGAAAAAGACTCTGATAAGATCAAACGATTGGGTGCATTACTTTCACCTGGATAGAACGTAAGAAGTGATTATGGAGAAGACATCACTAATATACCTAAATTTAAATCACTGAAAGGTGACAAATATTCAGTAATGAATATATGTGACTTTGAAGCAAAATCACTGTTTATAGAAGAAGCTTCTGAAAACTTTAAAAGGCAATCTGCTATAAATGTATTAAGAAGTGTAGATACAGAATGGCTTAATGATTATATAAAGAAAAACGGATTTAAAGATAAACAGGATTTCTTTATTCAAATGTATAAAAACTATGATGTATATCGTAGATTCTCGAATGAAAAAAATCATGATAAAAAATATAGAGATACTGTTAAAATATTCTTTGATGCCGTAAATCAAGTTGCAGATATGCAATGTGGACCATACGAAAAAATAACAGTTGGAGACGCTGAAGTTATAATAAGACCAGAACTATATCGTAAAGTACGTATGGGTATTGGTAGATGGTCTGTTGAAGAAGATGAAACTGGATACAGTGACGAAAAAGCATATTAGATACTTGAAAAAGATGGCTCTTGGATGAGTGATCCAGAAAAAGCTTCTATTGTGTCTAAATTAGAATTATTCCCGTTAAAGATGTCATATTTTTAGAATAGTGAATATGTTATATCTGAAAACAACGTTGTAAATCTACCTATTTATGATAAAATGGCTATATTCCCGATGTTTAAATATATGACTAGAAGTAAAACAGGAAAAGCTCTGTATGATAGAATGAATGATTCTGAAAAAGGCTGTATAGATATGATTGCGTTTGAAAGTGCTGTGAAAGTAGGCGATAATCAGAATAAATATTCTCCATATGATATATCTGATGAAAATTTATCTAATTTTAATTTTGATGATTTGAATGAATATTCTGATAAAAAATTAGATGAAAATAACAATGTTATAAATACTAATTTTGAAAAATCATTACCTATAAAGATACAATCATTAAATGGTCTTAGAATGCAGTTAAATACTGATGCACACAAACATTTAGAAAGAGGTATAGGTACTTAGATGTTTAAGATTGCCTTTTCAAATATACTAGATAATATGATGTATGGTATTGGAAAAACTGATTCTAATGGCAATCCTGTTAAATTAAGAAATGGAAATAACATTAAGCATGATATTATGTCATGTATATTCGCTTTGACGGAAATGGGCGAAAATAATGTTATGAACGAATTCAAATTTAAAAACGGAATTGCAGACAGAAAACAGGTTGAAAATCTAATACGCAGAGTTGTAGAGAATAACGGTCTAGGTATACCTGCAAAAGATATAATAGATAACTATGGTTGTGCAGCATCATTAACTAGTAGAAGAGTATTTGAATAGAGTGTATCTGCTTTAGTAAACGGTGAAGTTGTAAAAATAAATACAAATGGTGGTACGGCAGTACAGCAATCTATATTCGGACTAATAGGATATGATAGTGATAACGAAGCAATACGAGGTTGGACCAAAGATGGATTTAGGAATTATAATAATGGAGACGAATTAAAATGGTAGGCTAAAAATAATACAATGGAAGTATTATTATCAATAAACCATTTTAGAGCAATGTTACCAGAAGAATTACAAAATGCTCCATATGAAGTAAGAAGACAATGGTTGGTCGACCATGATTTAATAAAAGGTGTTAAATCTGAAAAATATTGGGATTTGACCGAGGAACAGAAACATCTTAAATCTATTCTTGATCAAAAAGTTGAAGAACTTAATTTCTCTGTAAGACTATTAAATATATTAAAAACACATGATGTAGTTAATGTAAAAGATTTAATAGATAAACACGATGAATACAAGAAATATTTAGGAAAAAAGTTATCTGAGGAAATTTCGGACTTTTTAGATAATTTAAATTTAGATTTTAATACTGATACAGAGATAAAAGCCAATGTTGTGCATTCCAATCCAGAAGCTACAGGTATTGGATACCGTATTCCTACACAGGGTATGTCATCAATGTTTGCATTTATTGCTGCAGACGTATTACCTGAAACATCTGGAGACCTTATTATTGTTCCTAGAGAATTTACAGCTCAAACTGGTTCTGACTTTGATATTGATAAACTGTTTATAGCAATGAAGTCTTATACAGACGGTGTGTAGGATAATCTTACAGCAGAACAACTTGATAAATTACAGCATATTTACGCAGATAAGGAAATCAAAAATAAACAAAAAGCGATAGCTTAGTTATTTGCTACGTGTGATAAAAATGCTATTTAGAATAGACTTCTTCAGAATTATATAGACATTATTACAGACACTGTAAATTATGCTAATGCTAGAGGATCAATCGATGTAATTACTGCTAAAATTAAAAAAGACCTTTTACCATTCTTACAAAAGAGTGAGATGAAATATAAAGAAAGCGGAGAAGAATTAACTCCAACATATTAGTTAAAACGAAAAATGGAGTTTACTACTGGTAAAAGTGGTATCGGTCCATTTGCACTTAATATTACTAATATGGCTCTTACTCAGTTTGCACATATTACCATGAAATATACAGCTTCTGTTAAAGATTTTGATTTTGGAGATCTTGATGCAATAACTGGTAAAGATAATTTATTTATATCGGATTGGTTATCTGCGATGGTAAATGCTCATGTTGACGTTGCCAAAGATCCTTATATATTTGATATGAATATTAACAGCGCTACTTACGAATATGTAAACTTTTTACTTAGAGCTGGAAAAGGCATGTCTACGTTTACATTTATCGGATAGCCAGCCATTAAGAAATTGGCTAATCTTATATAGAATTCAAAGTCAATGTATGGTGGTAATATACGATCAAGAAAACGTGGTCAATAGTCTGGAAAAAACGATCCATATGATCAAGTTATGTCTTATTATTTGTCTCTGTTAAAAAATAGTTTAGGTAATATAGACAAAGAAATTAAAGATGAAAAACAGAAGTCTTATATAAAAGCAGTGGCTGTTGAACTGTTGAAGAAAGTAAAAGATGAAGAATCTGACAACAAATAGAGCAAAACGTCTATATCTTATACTGATATATTCGATGAAGAATATGCAAAATAGATGTTAAATCAACCAGATACTATTTTGTATTATATACATTAGATAAAATGCTTAAAAGCGTGGAAAAAAATAAAGCCATATGCGGACGAAATTTCAAAACTTGTTACTATATCACGAGTTGATACAGAGAAATTTGGAAACAATATAGCTTCTCAATATAATTATTTAAATGATTATAATACGTTTAAGTATGCAAAACATGCAGTAACATGGTATATAAAACCACAAGATAGAAGACTAACAGACAAAGAAATAAAAGAATAGTTAGAAAAATTTGGAAGTAATTATGCAATACGTAAGTATTTAGGAGATACATTCTTAGACGATAAACTTTATAAAGCAACTAAGCTTACAAGAGATATATTAAGAAATCAACTACTTACAGCTACTCCTAATTTTGAATACATATTTAAACATTTCTTGGGCTCTATTAATGGTACTGTTGAAAACTTGAATAATGAATTATTATACAATAAAGTGTATAAAGATGAGGCTATATTAACTATATCTTCCGCTATAGATAATATAATGAGATATAAAATATTGGCTCAGTCTAAAGCTGTGAAATACAATAGTGATGATTTCGATTATGAGAATAAAATATATGCAGGACCTATTGATTTTACATGTGGAGGCAATGTTGATGTTGTTAATGATTAGATATATAGACTTGTGTTTGGTGATCCTGAAGGTAAAACTGATTATGATAGTCATAGTATATTTAGTAATGTAGCATTACTTATCGAAAAGTTATAGAATCCTGTAAATACTGAAGAAGAAGAATTAGGAAGAAAATCTGGATTAGTTGACATGGATGGAAACATCACAAATGAAATGCTTAATTTCTTACGTCCACAGACAGAAAGTGATAAATTCCCAATAGGACGAATGTTGTTAGCTAAATCATCGTTCGGTATATCTAAACAAGAAGAATCAAGTTTAGTTTCTGCTTTTAATGAATTGTTAGAAAATCCTGTTGACGAAGTACGTAAATTGGCAAGAGATCTTGTATTCTATTCATATTATTCAACATATGATTAGAATGGGCCTCAATCGTTTTTCAACTTAGTTCCAGCTTATTATAGACAACAATATGATAGAGCATTAAAAGATGCTCTTATGAAGAATAATAAGGATTTAAATAACATCTTATTACCTACAGATGGTAGATCTGTATCAGAGGATTTTATAGATATTATATGTAGAAATTATTGGTATGACGATAATATAGTTCCTGTTAAAAACGTAAAAGAATCAAAAAGTTCTATGTCAGATGGAGGATCTACGATAACTTTAGTTAAAGCAAATGATGTTCAAAAATCTTTAGCCGGATTTAAAAAACAGGTACATAGAAAAGTTGATGGTTTAATTATTGGTCAATATATTGGAAGTTCACCATATATAAAAGTACAAAGAGGAAGAGACTATTATTTGTATAAAAGAATTGGTTTTATTACAAGAGGAACTAAAGAACAATACGACGTATTTGCAATAGTACCGAAACTTGGAGTACATGAAGGTTCCATACATCAATATGAATTTTCTAGATCTAATGGTAGAGTTTCTATATTTGAAAAGAATGATCTTCCTTCTGCTTTTAAATTAGACAATCTTTTATATAATTTAAATAATTATATAGATAATTAGAATAAATTAGCAGAAGCAGCAAGTAAGAATAAAAAATAGGAATTCACTCCGTTTATATTTAATCAATTAGATAATATAAGTTTACAATTCAACGGATACAAAGAATCAGATAATAATTCTTCAGAATACAACGGAATAGAATATAATGAAGATGGAAAATTGAAATTTGTATATGTTAAAGATGTACAGGAAGAACTTTCTAAGTATAAATACGACGAAAATGTAAAAGCTAAATAGCAACAATTTTTATTTGATTTATCAAAAGATTTTGACGAATAGTTTAAAGAATTTGAAAAAATAATTAATAAAGATTTAAGTTATACAATAGCTGTTACAGGAAGCTTAAAATCACCAAATGTTTCAGAAAAAGAAGTCAAAAATAAGATTGATCAATTATGTGAGGACTATAAAAATGATCAATTAAAAAACGATAATAATATAAACACTGAACAATTAGATAATCTTGTGCAACAATATAAAGAATCTATTGTGTATGATGATGTATATAAATATGTTGTGCAGTCTAAAATAAATGCAATTTTGGAGAAATATTTACTTAAAATAAGCAATGTTGCAAATATAAATAGTATTTATTCTGATGGTAAAATTGGAGTAGGTGAAGCTGTTGCAAGATTTGTACAACAGCACAGCTCTGAAATTACAAGCGGACAACCAGGTTATGTAATCGTAGATCAACGTAATTTAAAAGAAGAATATAGAGAATAGTTAAATAAATTTATAGATAGATTTGGTTCAGGTGTATTATATGAATTCTTATCGGAAGAATAGAAATAGGATTTGAGTGATTTTGAAGATGTTTTTGATAGAGTCAATGCTGTACAAGACTCGATAGATGATGATAACGAAAAACAACTTTCAAATTAGATAGACACAATATAGGAAAATGAAAATACTATAGGTGATATAGATCCAGATGAAGCACAATCCTTCAGTTTGACAAATTTATTTGGATTAAATAAGAAGAATAATACACCTATAATAACACAAGAATCAGAATAGAAAGACCCAGAAGATGATAATTCTGCAATAAATAAATGTTAATATGAATACTTTTTGCCCTTTATATAAAAATAAAGAAGTTTTCGATAAATTTAATGAAATGATCGAAACTTTTGGCGGAAAACCAATGACTGAAGATGAGTTTAAGTCCAGTGAACTGCGAAAGCAGCGATCTGGACTTGATCTTTCAGCTGTTGAAACCGCATATACAATATATGACTTAAACAAAGGTCACTTTTTAGATGAAGCGCCTAATGGAAATAAATCTATATTGTACGATTAGATTTTGAATTTAACCAATTAGGATAGGCAAAAAGCCTTCCAAATAAAAAGTGATATATATACCGAATAGTTTAAAGAATAGTATGGCGATTGGTTAAATGATGAAAACATTAAAATAAAATTAGACATAAACGGTGAACCGATGTTGTCTGAATTTGTTAAAAAAGAATAGGAAATAATAAATGTAACGGAATAGTTGTTTGACGATGAAACATCTTTGAAATTAAATACCGGAGATACTGTCTATACAAACGATATCATTATAGATATGATAGATAATAATATATTTGACGAAGACCTAATGGAAATCGCAAGAATATTATCTATACATAATATTGGAGTTAAATACAATTCAAAGTTAGGTAATACCGTATTTGGCGAAACTGTAATAGATAATAACGGAAAAGCAACAATAGAATTAAATCCTATTTTGATACAAAGATTATCAACACGTTATGCTTCACGTGCGTTTATTCACGAAATTGTACATGCTATTACTGATAACGCTTTGTTTTCTCCATCGAACCTATACGAACGTTCTTTTCAGGAAAGTAATAAAAAAATATATAATATATTTAATAGACTTTTTCCAGAAGAATTGTATACTCGTATAGACGATATGTATGGTCTTAAAAATGAAGCAGAGTTTGCATCTGAATTTATAACCAATAGAGATTTTAGAAGTATATTATATAAAAAAGCACAAGAATTAGATAACAAAAGATTTAATTCAATTTTAAGAAATTTTGTAAATAAAATATCTAAAATTTTTATAAATAAATCTATATTAAAATCAAACATAGAAAAACTGAACGATTACGAAAAATCATTCAACGATTTGTTGTTAAACAAAACTCCTATAAAAAGCGGACAAGTAATAGATAATATAGATTTATGGAAAGCAGTAATTGCATATAGTAATAATAAATTGTCAGAAGATTCTATTTTTGATAATTTTAAAACTTTAAGTAGACAAATAGATAATATTAAATCTGCACCGTATGTTCATATAGTTCCGTAGTTAAATGGATCCGAAAACAATGATGAATATAATAAAAATATACAAAGGTTTGCAAAAGATGCGTCTAGTTATTTAACACTTAGATTAAAAGCACTAATGGCTTCTAATTTGCCAGAATATTTTAAATCTAAAAATAAATAGATACTTCAGTAGCAAATATCTATGTTTGATTCTGGTCAAGAAAGTATATATAATGCTATAGTTTATTTGTTAAATCAGTCTATACCATAGTTAACACAAGATTGTGAATAGATCAAAGATAAATTTAATAGTGGAGTGTTATTAAGTTCCGATAGTTATATGTACCAAATGCATGATAATTTTGGAACATATCAACGTTTATATAATGAATTGGATGCTTTATTGGAATCTAGTTTTATTAGAGAAATGCTTGCAAAATAGATTTCAACTAAAGATTCTGAATTAGATGATAATATTAAATCAATATTATCTTTAAAACAACAAGTATCAAATGCTAAAAGTGTTGCAGAAAGTGGCACAAACTGTTTAAAATAGATGCTTATTAAAAATATGAAATATGTATTTACGTAGATTGGAAACGAAACTCATGACCCTACTATGGCTGATTATTTAGAATAGTTAGTTATAAAACAAAGTGATACATCATGGTTTACCCAATATATGGGAGCAACAGATAAAGCTGATGATAATGCTCTTAGATCATTAAGTTATATTATTAATAAAGCTATAAACGCTTCTGAAAGTGCTACATTAGACAAAGCCACCAAATTGTTAAATTTACAAAAAAATCTGGCATTTGGAGAATCAGTAAAAGATTTATATGAGTTTGATGAAAATGGAATTACGACTGGATATATTGTTAGAGATTTAAATTTTGGACAATTTGAAAACGATTATCTTAAGTTTTTGAAAGGTGATAAAAAAGCCAAAAAAGGATCTGTTGAAAACGTAGGTCTTAATTTATACATATCTAAAAAATATGGAATAATTCTTGAGTCTGATAACAGACAACCTCCAGAAAATGACGATGATGCTAGAAAAGAATGGTTACATTTATAGAATGAATGGCTTGATAAGCATTGTGAAAGATAGTATACGAAAGAATATTACGAACTATTTAATAATCTTTCTAAGTTAACAAGGGATGCTCGTTCTAATATACAATAGCAAATAGATTCTTTAAAGAGCGAATGTCTCGGTAATGATGGATTCTTTCATTATGATGACTTATCACCACAATAGTATAAAATACTTCAGAGTTTATATATTCAAAAACGATTACTACAATCTGATTATGATATAAACGGTAATTTAAAAGAAGAAGGTACTGACGCATATAAGATAGCAAAAGAATTATAGGAATTAAATTCAAAAATAAAACCGTCTTCAAAAACAATATAGTTAAATTACGAAGCTTGGGAGAATCAACGTGCAATTATTATAGACAAATGCGGCGGAAAAAAAGAGTATGAAAAATACTTGAATGGTGAAGATAATTCGTTCGATATAAAAACATTAAACAAATGGGATAGATTTAATAGTAAATACCAATTTAAACGTGACGAAGAAGGTAAAACCATTTTATTTAAACACATCGACGATATAATACATAATGAATTTGGTGGAGATATTGTTTATGATGTTGACGGTGATGGTGGTGCACAGTACGAATCTTTAAAAAAACAACTTAATGAATTATACAGTTCGTATAGAGATAGAAATACCGGAGATTTACTGTATAATATGATTCCTAGAAACATTAAGTCAAAAATTAAGGAAATAAATAAAGAGCTTGGTAAAGTTAAAAGAAAAGCTATTGCTCAAGATAAACGATTGCGTTAGATACAGAAAAGACGTAGAGAATTGTACAGAATGTACACAAAATCTGTACCTACAGAAGTGTATAATAAAATGCGAGAATGGGCTGCATCAAATTTGGATCTTGACGCATATGATGATTTTATAGATAGTACGCATGATGAAATTATAGATTGGATGTCTGGTTAGCCAACTGGAGAAATTAGATTAAAGAGAGAATATTCAAAACTTGTAGCTAGAGATGAATACAAAAATGAATATATGGAGTTATTGCCAGGAGATGGTTATACAGAATCTAATAAAAACAATGAATATGTTAATAAAAATTTCGAGGCGTTAAAAAAATATGACAGAAAGTGGGTTCCTAAAAAGTCAATTAAACGTTATGACAATTCAAAAGCTTTTGCAAAAGTACTTAATTCTAGGACTCTTATGGCTCTTTATAATGAAATAATTAATACAATGTCTGAGTCTAATGAGTTTTATAAACGTGAATTTTATGATAATTATTTATTACCACAAATAACTGGAAGTTTATATAAACGTTTAAAAAATCAAAGCGGTAAATGGAGACATGCTTTAGATTATGTAAAAGAATCACTTGGATTTGGATTACAATCATCGCTTCAAAATAACGAGTACGGAATATCATCTGAAAACAAGTCTCAACTTGACGAAACTTTAACACCCATAAATCCTTCTGAAGAAAATAATATATTATTATCAGGAACAAGACCAGATGGTAGATCTTTAGGTATGATACCTATGTATTATACTAAAAAACTTGATAATCCAGGTTAGTTATCTGCAGATTTAATTGGAATTGTATGTGAATATTATAATAAATCACATAATTTTAATTAGAAAAAAGAAATACAAAATAAATGCGAATCTATTGTTGATATGTTGCAGAATAGAAAAGTTATGAAAAATAAATATTCTAGCAAACATGGTAAAACACAAGAAGAAATAGCTGGTATTAATTCAAGATCTTATCAAACTGCAAAAAAATTCTTAGAGATGAATTTGTATAATAAACGTATGAATACTAATGTATTTAATTTTAATCTTTTTGGTAAAACGATTACATTTAATTCAACTGTATTCTTATCATTGTCTAAAAACTTAATAACTGCGGTTAACCTTGGTATGAGTCCAGTTGTAGCTCTTGTTGGAGGTTTTTCAACAATGTTTTCACATATGGTACAATCTATAACTGGATAGAGATATGGATTACGTGAAGCTACATAGGCTGGTATGCAAACAATTTTTGATTTAATTAAAACAAGCCCTCTCACATTAACAGGAACTGTTGTAGGAGGAATGTTAATGAATCCTATATTCGGAGTGCCTGCTGGCATTATATTAGGTTCTATATTTGATAAATACTTATTGAGACAAGGTATTATACAAAACAGATTATCTAATAATTTAACTGTAGGTAGAATGGAAATGTTTGGAATAAGTGATCAATTAAGACGTAAATATACACATTCAAATAGATCTGAAATAATAAATGCCGTGAATGATAATTGGTGTTACGGAGCAATGACTATGGTTGATTTCGTAATAAAATCACAAATTATGAATTCTGTATTAATGTCTTATAGATTTTATAATGGTGAATTTTGTACAAAGGAGGATTTAAAAATAAACTATATTAATAAACCTTATAAAGAGTATAAAACAGCTCTTAAGGAATGGAATAAAGGAGTTTCTTTATATTCTATTCATGAAATGTAGGAAGGAAAGATACATATACGCAAAGGTTATGAATAGTACGAACGTTATTTTAAAAATATAGAGGACATTGTTAAAAATAGAATATTAAATTATTGTGAATCTTCTGATGGTATGCAAAGTGAAACACAGAAATCTGCAATTATGTCAAATGTATTTGGAGCTTTTGTGTTAATGCATAGACAGTATCTTCCGGTTATGTTACAAGAAAGATTTGGAAATGCTAACTGGGATGAAAGTATGCAACAATTAAATGGCGGTATATATAAAGAAGCATTTAATTTAAATATGTTAAAAGCTTTTATATCTGCTATGTGGATGGCTTCTATAGATGCGTTCGCAGGATAGAAAAATTTTCATGATAGTTTTAATGAAAGATTTTATAAAGATACAGAAACACCGTTTGAAAAAATTAAAAGACGATACGGATTATATAAACTAAAACAGGTTTCTACAGAACTTATTTTAATTAATGCAATTCTTTCGCCTTTAATAGCTCTTTTTGAAAGTTATATAAAAGATAAAGATGATGATGACGATAAATTATTGAATCTATTATTGTATATAATGTATAGATCGTTATGGGAATCTAAAACACCTTATCTGTTCGATGACCTTTTTAATAACATTAAAACAGTATCGGCGGGTACTAGTGGAACGGATAAAGTCCAAAATCTTTTAGAATCTGTAAGTAGAACATATTTTCCAGATATATCAAACAGCCTATATGATACTTTCTTTTCAAGAGATGTAAAAGAATATGATGAATATGTAAAAAGAGGTGCATATAAAGGTGATTTGAAAGTCGTAAGAGATTTAATTAAATTAACTCCTTATCACAATGTATATGAACAATATAATGATTCTGAAAGTAAACTTAGATATTTTAAAAATCAAGTTATGAAAGTTTCAGAATAAAAAAAATAGCCAGGTTACTCTCACGAGCAGCCTGGCTTTTTGTATATAACTAAATAAACATTTTGCAGAAATCTAACATCTTATCAATATCAGATTTCATATATATACATGTGTTATTAACACACATATTAGCAAAAAATGCGTCTTTTTTCGGTATTAAATATTTACAACAATAATATAAATTGTTATCTAACATACAATAATCACAAGAAAACAAATTGTCTTCAGTTTTTAAAAGACTTCTCAAATAATTTTTTGTATTTTTAGACATAACATTGTAATAAATATTTAAATAACTTAAATTTCCGAGTATTTCAATATCAATGCAAGATACATTGAAATTTAATACCGAGTTGTTTTTTACAACTTTCGGTATTAAATACTCAGAATTGTTTTTAAATTTTATCTTTTTCTTTTTTATTTTTTCGTTTAGCAACATGCTTTAATAAGTCTTCGAATGCAATTTCTGATTCATAATCATTAATTACAGTATCGTCGTTGGTAAAATCGTTTACAATGTCGTTCTCAATATAATCAATTTGTTTGTTTTCCATAATATCATAAGTTTAAATTTTCAATACCGTCACCTTCATAATACGCCCTGCTATGTTCCCACAGACCATGTTCTTTATGCCATACTATATCTCGTATAGCACAAAACACTCTATCAACGTTGTCTTTTTTATAGAAAACTTGATTTTCATTAAATTCAAATACACGAACATCTCCTGTCATATTATCTATTGCAATAATATACCATTCAAATGTCCATTTCTTTGAATCTTCATGTAATTCGTTTTCAAGATACCATTGGAGAGCTAATGTATAAAAATATAACTGTCTTGTATAATCGAAAGTATTTACAGAATCTGCAAAATTATGCAAATGTGCTGTAGTTTTCAAGTCCATTAACGTAATTTTCTTTTCAGAAAAAGAAAAGGTAACGCTATCAAGTAGAGACTTACAATTACAAGAAAAGCTATACTCTTCATCATTGTTTTTATACTTTCCTTCATATTCCCAATTGATATGAAATTCGTGAAAAACTTTTTCATTGTCTGCTGGTTGTAATAGCTTACAAGCTGCCTTGTGTTTAGCTATGTTATCTTTTATTTTCACGAGCTGATTTGCACTATATGGTGTAATCATTTCCCGTTGGTCTTTACACTTAAGGAACTCTATATATTCCTTTAGCGTAGAGGCCTTTTTTGTGGCTTCTGAGAGCATTTTATCGTCTGACTTGCCACTCGTACTATAGGCTGCTTTATAAGCGCTTAAAAGGCTTTTATTTGGCTCAATTTCAACACTATCTGCCAACGCTTGACAGAACTTCTCCTCATTTACAGAAGAAGGTCTACATTTGTCCCAGACTACGTAGTCTTTTTGGAACTCTTCAGGTTGTAAAAGATACTCATGTATCATAGTACCTTTTGTCATAGATTGAGATGTCTCATCTTCGATTTGACCAGATAGTTTTTTATACAAATAGGCTGGCCCTTTATTCAAGAACCAACCTATGTTAGAATTGCTAATACGAGAATTATCCTCGTAGTATGGTACAGATATGTCCATTATAACTTCGCAATATTCATACATTCAATAACATCATCAATGTCTTCAGGATAACCTTCAATCTGTATCTCTCTACAAAGAGCTATGATGTTGTCAAAACTACGTACTTTCACGTTGTCAATAATGTATGATGATAATTTGTTAACATAATCATCGTTGTCGTCAATAGAATCTTTAACAATAGTCATGACCATTTCGTCAGAAATACCTTCAAAGTTTTTGACATAACGAATACGTCCACAACGATCTTTTAAATATTCTGAAAGTTTGTCGTCGTTATTGCATGTCATAATGATAAGACGTTTTCCAGATTTCTGTATACCATCAAGAAATGGTAACAAATCATTAGTTTCCCAATAATAATCATTCTTTTCAATCTCATCAAACAATACTACTACTGATTGATTAAATTTTAAGAAGAAATTATTAAGCTGATTTGCAGGGAAACAAGGATCTACTACAATAATAGGAAGATTTGCTTCTACTGCAATTTGCTTACTCATAAGTGTCTTTCCAGAACCTTTCAGTCCTGATAAAAGTACACCTAAGTTGTTGTCACAGTATTTATCAAAGAAATTAGTAACACGTTTAACAAACGTTTTGTCTTTGTCTGTAACATACAATTTTTCAGGAAGTTCTAATGTACCATCTGCTTCAAGAACAGGACCCGTAAATCGGTCCATTTTCAAGTTATATACACGTCCTGTTTCAAGTGAATAATCTGTACCACCCTGTTTTACCGTAATACGGTTTTCGTTCTTAACAAATTCAGTTGTTTTCATCGTCATAAAGTAAATGATCTAACTTTTGTAATTCGCGTATATTGTCTCGAAATTCTTTCCAATCTCGATTAGTATAAGCTTCTAAAGCCTTAACTTTAGTATACAATATCTGTTCGCGTATGTTAGATTTGTGATTCATTGCATTTAATGTCTTTAATCATCTCATCAACTTGCTTATGGTTACGAACCAAATAGCATTTATGTTTGCTTCGATGACGCTTTAAATAGTTTTTGAATAATTTCCATCTTAATGGAAATGATTCTGTTACCATACCTTTACATTCTACTACAAACTTTTTGTCCTTATAATGACCTATAAAGTCTGGTAAATATGTAATTGCACGGATTTTTTCTTGTAAATACTCGAATTTATCAAGTACGGTAAAGTGCTTTGGCTCATATTCTACCGGTATTCCGGCTTTCATAAAAGCTTCATAAGTATAGCATTCGAGTTTACTTCTAAAATGAAGACCATACTTATCGACCTTAGTCGCATTCTTTACTCTACCTTTATTGCTTGGCATAATCTATAGAGAATATACCTTCAGATCCTCCGTAAATAGATACTTTAGCATCTTTTGACTTTACGGATACACTATACGAATCTTTCGATAGTTTATACACTTCTACTTTCGTATTTGGTGATATCTTAATGCGTTTTCGACAATTAAGATATTCAGCACATATATATGATATCAATCCACCTGTTAATCCACAAACGAATGATAGAATCGCTGTTTCAATCATATTTTTTTAATGTGTTTGTTAGCCACTGTTTTACTTCAGCATAAGAATTATCTCTAATTGCATCAGAAATATCTTTTGCTTTAAATCGTTTATGAACGAATATGGCATCTAATTTATACTGCTTACTATACTTACGAGCTTCTAACATTCCTGTCTTATCTCTATCATATATTATCACAATATGTTTCCACTTACTACGTAGTGATTGCAAAATATCTTCAGGTATAAATGTTGTTTCACTTGAAGCAGCTATAGCATTATAACCCATCTCATATAAACACATAACGTCTTTTAGACTTTTTGTGATTATAAGCAGATTACCTCCTTCCTTAGGTATCTCGGCTAATCCCTGAACATCACGATTTGTCAGATTCGTGCGCCATTTAGTATACTTGGAAGCAAGTGGTCGATAAATTTTAAACTTATCAAACACTTTATATGCATACATAGGACTAGATTCTTTGTAGGTTCCTCTGACGACTCTATTACAAAGAAAGTATTTAATGCTAAATACTTGAAATAATTTCAAAGTATCTTGTGATATATGAAATTGTTTCCAATATTGTTTATCTACTTCGGTAAAAGGTTGACGAACTATTCCAATATCTGTTGGCCCCGAACCCACCGAGTTGGAGTATGTGCGTTTAACAATACCACTATTAGGATTCGTTTTTCGGACGATGCGCAACAGTTCTTGTTCAAGCCTATCTCTGGTTTGTATTCCTTTATAAATCTTTATAAATTTAAGAGCGTTTCCACCCTCACCACTTCCATGATCTTTAAAGAACAAACCTCCATTAGTACCTTTAAATATTGCAAAAGATGGATTTTTGTCATTAGACCTTAATGGACTATTGAACAGTTTTCCAACTTTAAATTCACCTATATAATAAGAATAAATGTCATAATCGTCCAGCTTGTCTAATAAGTCTTTAATACTTACTGTGACTGCTGTTTTTGTACTATACATGACTTATAAGTTCTTAGTTAGTAGCGAGTTTAATAGGATTCGAACCTATATCCCCTGGCCAAGGGCCAAGTATTTTACCAATTAAACTATAAACTCCACGTCCTTGTACATAGAACGTGTGACTCTTTCACCTATGTGTCCGTCGGTTCATTGTCTTTACGGTAGGTCTGCGCAGCCCGCTACCATAGGTGACCCTCATCAATTGTGCCGCCTTAGGAATCGAACCTAAGTATCTCTCATAAAGAGCGCATTAAACCACAAAATGCTATTACGGCTAACTTAGCAAGCACTAATACCAACTAACGGTTGGTGCTACTTTTATGCATTGTATGACACTAAGTTTATTAAAATAAAGTCTGTTCTCAAGCAGAAGATTTTTAAACAGAATAGTAAGGCCTTACATCTTACACGCTTTTGGCATAATCATCAAAATGACTACGTGTCTATCTTTCACCATATTCCTAAATCTACTTCTTTATTTAAATTTTATAATTTGTGCAAATATGTGGAATCGAACCACAATCTTAATTTTAGTGTTGCGCAACATGATTTTGGTACTCTCAGGAGTGTATTTTTGTTTTTGTCCAGTAGCGATCTGTCGTACCATATCTCCTTTATAAAATTACGTTTTCCATAAACTATATTTGCAATTGTAAGAATGAGAGGACTCGAACCTCTTGATTACCTGCATTGGCAAGATTCGAACTTGCATACGTCAGCGTAATAGCTGATGCCTTACCTATCGAGCCACAATATTTTATATATAAACATTCTTACCTAACATACCCACATGCGTTAGAACATATCCAAGATACGCTTGGAAACAGGGCTAAACTTACATTATATTTCACAAAGCCTGTGTGTTACGTTGTTATCGCATATGCATCTGCATAACTTCCTATGTAGCTCTGGCAAGAATCGAACTTGCACATTCATCACTGAATGACAGGTTTACAAATTACAATCTAAAACTTTGTATTTAAACTTATTAATACTTTCTGTCCGGTCTCCAAAAATACTAATCATTTTATCGTAATTTATTTTACTCCTGTTTTGGCCTTTTATTTCCAACAGAGCTTTACTATTGTACCTCGAAGGGGAATCGAACCCCCAAGTTCCTTTCGGAACGGCAGATTTTAAGTCTACTGCGTTTACCTGTTTCGCCATCGAGGTATATTTCTTAGAGAAGTTCATAAGCCTTCTCCAAGAAACTTTCAATAAGATCGTCTTTATAAAAACAATCTATTTTATGTTCAAACTGTATTGCTCTCGCAATACCATATTTTGACTCGATATAATTGAATACTTTTTGTCCTTTTCTCCAATTATCTGGGAGGGTTTTAATATTCTTAAAAACATCTCCTTTAAACTCATCGTATGTCATAGTTTAAAAGTTTAAAAGTACTGCGCGTTTCACAACGAACAGTACTAACATTAATCACTCAATCCTAAAAAATAAATAATGGCGTTGAAATACGGGGATTCGAACCCCGACTGATAGGACCAAAATCTATCGTGCTACCATTACACCATATTTCAGTGTGCGCTTTTAAACGGAGCGCTAACCGTGTTTCGAAGTTTGAATTTACTAAAAATACTACGGGATTCACAACCGTACGGCTACCTTTTTAGTCCGTCATTTATATAACAACGCTTTGTTATTTTTCGGGTTAAACATTCAAAACATAGTTGTTAGGAGAAAAACCAATTTCTCCTAACATTCCAGGTTAACTGGATTTGTCTCCACCATTTACTTAGAACGGAAGATCATCCTTTTTCTCAGTAACCGGAGTGCTAGCTGTTGAAGCTGCAAGCGGATCTACAGGCTTTTCTACGTCAGCCTGAACTGGTCGTACAAGAAGGTCATTCTTGAAGAGTTTAATCTGAGAATCAGTAACATCCATTGGTTCTACATAAATACCGTATTTAGATACCTGTGTAAAACCTTTATTGGTATATGTTACTTTAACACGGAGTTTCTTCTTTGATGGTATAAAAGGATCAAGAATAGACTTAACCCATTTAATCATATCAGCAAAAGTGTTGATTTCTACGTCTGGTGCAGTTGTATAACAATTAATAAGCTGAAGAACTCGTCCAAACTGCTGATTATCCTTGTTCTGAAGGTCTTCATCAGTCTTAATCCACTGGTTCTTCTCGTTCTTCCATTCTGTAAACTCTGCTGTCTGACCAGCTTCATTCTCGAATATGACCTTGAGGAAGTCTTTTCCCTGCGGACTCTTTTCTACAGAAACCTCTTTCAACGTAATGTTGTCATTAATTCCTACAGGAATATAATTTGAATTAAATTCTTCGTTATTATTTGTTGCTGTTTTAGTATTGTACATAGTTCTTATTATTTATATATCTGTTTCCAATCAGTTGTTATTGTTCCATCATCGTTGCCTTTAGCTATGACAATGTCTTTTCCGCGAAGATGCGGAGCACGAGCTTCTTTGATGGTTCCATCGCCACCTTTGAAACTTATATGGGTCTCATTGCCTTTACGATACAGATACCCTACGGCATCCGCTTCGCCACAAATGATTGAACTGAGTTTACCAACTAGGTCTAATGCCATTTCTGATAATTCCTCTCCATTTTGGTCAACTTGTACATCTTTTACGTGACCTACGAGTATAAACTCATCACATAAATCTCTGAACATGTCTATGACTTTGCGTACAGCTTGTCTTATATAGAAATATCCAGAGCCATTTGGTAATGTACGTACATCTGTACCTTTCCAATTTTTTGCGATCGGAGTTTGTCGATACAGAGTTGCTGCATATGGCAGACATATTTCCTCTAAACGAGTCGCGTTATCAATAGTGATACGCTTATAAAAACTATGCCCTACTTCAGAATTTTTAGCTCTAATGGCTTGAGCAATTTCACCCAATGTATTCACATCTCTTGCCTGCACAGCAAGGGCATCTATAAAAGTAGAACCTCCTTCGAGGTCTATAATAAGATTGCCTTCTAATTGTGCTAAGCTTGATGTCTTTCCGGATTTAGGGCGTCCGTAAATAATCAAGAAATGTGGATTGGTTGAAGTTGCTGGAACTTTGTTTGTAGGTAGTACTATCATGGCTCAGTGGCTCTAATTTGTTTATTGTTAGTTAATGTTAATGTTTACAGCATTTGAGTTCGTATAAATGTCGATAATAATCTTCTTTGTAGAAGGCTTAATGTTCTCAAGGAACGACGACATAGCGAAGTCAGAATACTTAAAAGTATCGAAACCGATCTGGATCTCATCATCATAGAAGATAATAGGGGTATCATCTGTGAGGAAATAAGTCTTGCCGATTACGATGTTAAGCTTATTGTTCGGCTTCTTATAGGAAGCCAGATATGCAGCAGCCTTTGCAAACTCGGTTGCATTGTCCTTCAGTGAACTGCTGCAATTAACGTTAATGCGATTACCAAAAAGGTACGAGTTCTTCTTAATTACATCACTAATAATAATGTTATTAAGCATCTCAGAATAGTTTGTATGTGTGTTTCCAAGAAAAGAACTAGTGTTAATATCGTTTGCGTTAAATGTGTATGTTTTCATAATTTTCAGCCTTTATATCAGTTACGATTCGATCAAATTGTTATACATAAGGTCGTTCTCGAATTCAAGTATACACGGCTTTCCTGCGTCTCTATTTTTAAGCATGTGCACGTATACCTTGTTTTGTACAGGTAGATGATTTGGACCATATTCCTGTATATTCAATATCTCCGGTCTGTGAATTACTAAAACGTAATCACTTGCCTGAAAAATCGCATCTGATGATGATAAGTCACTTCTCATCGGATAATGTGACAACGGATTGTTAATTCTCTCAGGTTGTTCTATATTACGATTCATTTGTGCCAGTTGTATTACTGATGTCAGTGGGAGCTTTTTAGCTTGTATGAATACTCTTTCGAGTTCACTGACGGTCTCAATAACACTTCCAACTTGTTTCGTAAGTAGAGCATGATCATAGATAATAATAAAATGTTTATTAGTACCTTTCACATACTCATTATAGAACCACTTAATAATTGCATCAACTTGCATAGGAGTTCCCGGATTGTCTACAAAGTAGATAGGATACTCCTTTAGCTTGTTAGAAACATCGATGACTTTTCTGAAGGTTTCGTCATCAAGGTCCGTTTCCGAACTATACAAAGTCGAAGTCGTTCTCCTAAGCTTATTTGAGAGCGTTCTTCCAACTTGCCTAAATCCAACCATCTCTAAAGAGAAAGTTAATACAATTATATCCTCATTAGGATTCAAATCAATCAAATCTGTCTGTATAAGATTAGCCATGCTACTCTTACCGCTTCCTGAAATGCCAGCTATTGTATAAACGGTATTTGGTTCAATACCACCCATACATTGCTTATTGAACTTAACCCATCGCGTTTTAAGTGATGTTATGCTGTGTTCTCTCCTTCCAGCGATATAATTAATCGCTTCTTGTGCTACAACCGACATTGGTCGTATCACATCACAACAATTCTGTTCCATAAGTGTTTATAGATTTTTGTTCTACATCTTGCATTTCTGCCTCAGTTTCTTCCCATTGATGGTCTATCAACCATCTCCACATCGTCTTCATATAACTAACTTTTCCTTCACGACTCTTTTTATCAAGTTCGTATTTAAGGCAATTAATTAAATGTTCCTTCATTGCTATACTTTTACCAGTTGTAACATCAAAGAAATGACGACATTTATTTACGTTTGCTCGCAGGTAGGCTTTCGAACCGTCTGGACGCAAGACATATACTGGGTACATATCGTAAAACAGATCAAAGTAATCTTTTTCGGGCGTTATTATTTTTGTAAGCTTATCTGTTTCTTGATACATCTTTTTATCATCTTTCTCGATCAAGGTGACAAGATTCTGAGACACTAAGTATGATATTTCATCGTCGCTAATAAGGCTGACAATTTTGCGAACGTCTTGATTTGGTATTTGATTCTTATTCAATACCATACTTAGGAATATCAATTGATTTAAATTCAAATTAGGTGCTGCGTTTAGCAGTTTTGTTTCTACTTCAATAATCATCTCTTATACTCTTTGGTTAACAAGCTGGTTACTAAAACAGTTCCAATTGTTGAAAAACAAATCCTGCTATAATTTTATTAGCTTCATCAATGTAATATTGATAATTGACATGTCTTTCTTCAATCGGTTTTGGATCATACTTGTTTAAGATAGTTACTCCTGATTTTACCAAAATGTTATTTACTTGGCCTTCTGGAGATATCTTATACAAATAATAGTCTCTATATGATGCATAGAATCTGTTTATTCGCTGTACTTTTTTGTTTCCATGTACTACTTTAAACTTTTTATCTACGCGTTGATACATAAGGAAATCCTCTATGTTTTTTGCATTTCGGATATATTCTCTTACGGGTTGTTTTGTTAAGAAATAATTTATCACAGCTTTAGGTATAATGACTGGTGCTAATCCTTTACCTAATTGTGGTTCTGTAATAAACATTCCTTTCTTTTCTATCAGTTTAGGGTCTTTAGATTGTGAATACCCTTCAATGACACCAAAATAATCATTTCCAGCGTACTGATAAAACGCTTCATAGTTGTCGGACTCGAAAGTCAGTTGTGTTAATTGCTCAATATCACTTATAGCTTCCTGGACTAAAGTTTTATTTGCCTTCTTAGCAATATATACGACACCGTCAGTATTAACTTGCACAATCTTACAGTCTAATTCTAACAAACGATCCACAAGCATCAATAGTATTAATTGACCATTGATGCGTATTTTGAAGACACTAAATGGATCGTACATCCAACTGGTTTCTTGCTGCATTTTCCCTGTAACAGAATTTAAAGTTAACTTTAGAGCTAAGTTCTTTAATTTCTGTCCGCTATGTTTGGCTTCTAATCTCTCTTTATATATTTGAGAATATACTTTCCAAAATTCTTCACCTAAATGACGGGGAATCCATTTGTATTTTACAACAAGTGAAGGATACATTGATGCAACATCGCTGTGTCCTAAATATTCATTGTCATCAGGTCGGAAGATTCTGGGTGTATGTAAGGAATGTATACCTCCTACACCAACAGAATAGCACACATTTGAGAGAACAAACTTCTTCTCATAGCCTTTGCGTTCTTTAGAATATACTATACGGCTCTTCATATCCTCAAGAACGTCTTGTAAAATTGGATTTTTGTACTTTATGAATGGTAAGATTACATCTTTCAATGGTATATAGTCCATAGGTGAACGTAATGTTTTAACATACGATTCACTAATGTTTGTTTGCTCGCAATATTTTTTGAGCAAAAGCGTCTCTCCGAATTTTACACTATCCATCGAAAGAGCATCTATTCCATATTCTTGTTCAATAAATAAACGTAGTTGTACATCTCCACTTACTCGATTTAATAATTCTTCAGTAGAGTCTACATCATTTATATTGTATGCTATCATATCGTCGATAGAATCATCTGGTAAAAACTCGTTAAAGTCTCCAGAATATTCCTCAACGTTTTTATAGTGCATCGTTACTTGCATTTCTTTAAGACCTACACGTAACTTTGAACTAAATAGCATTGTCAATAAGTCCATCGAGTAGAAATACTTAGCATATTTCCATCGTGCAAACTTACTGGTATCACCTTCCTCTGCAGTAACTATTGTACGTGAAAGATTGTACAAAGAATCGCATACTCGAAAAGTCAATAATGAGTCCATTTTATAATAAAAATCTATAAGATAATTTATTATCACATCATCGTAATGTTTGTTGTTATAACCACAAAACATTTTATCTATATTTTCGTAAAAAAAGTAATTAACAAGTTCTGTTAACTGATTTTTACGATTAGATATTTCAAAATAGCGATATTCTTTTGTTTCAGTATTCTTACAAGTACAATGAAATACATTAGGGAAGATCTCAATGTCGTAAACAATTACGACGGAATTACGTATTATCATGACTCAAAGGTTCTAGTTAATAGAAGTAGAGGTGAGAATCGAACTCACAACAAGACTTTATCCGCTATGATGTAATCTTGCTCCAGGTATATGCGCACATATACATCTCTACCAACAGTCTTGTTTATGCTACAAGACTATACTGCCTAGGTAAGAGGATACGTCCTACCTTGCGAGTGTGGTCCAAAAGATTAGTAGATATCAACGAACTATTTCGCTTTTTCTCCATATCTGTAAACTTTTGAGCCATTTTAAGTAACGTGGCGTTTGTCGGTACATTGTTTATACCTCCATGAACTCGAATATCGGACGCTTTATCCTTAATTCGCGTTACTTCTTTGTGTTTATATTTTCCTTCGGAAGATTCGTATCTCCCGATTAGTGGAAGTGGGTCGTATACTGAGATAACGAAATCTCTGCAACGGGCTAAGGCTTCTTCTTTTGCTTTCTCCCAGGATTCCAAAGAATATCCTTCAAACATTTCTGTTTGTACAGGACGCGGGTTTTTCTTAAGCCATTTTTCGAACTTATGCTGAGCATATGCTTCCATATAAGCCGCTGTTCGTTTCATGTAACGATAAGTTACTTTCTTTGATTCGATTGCTTTTAGCTCATCCTTTGTTAAGTTCTTACACGTTTTATGTTCAGGCTTAGACCATTTAGGTCCATTACCATTTTCTCGGATAAGGTTGTTTACTAACTTACCTGTATCTTCGTCTTTAACCAATTTTCCTTTTACTAAAGGAGGAATTGTATTGTTGGTAACGCTATGTTTACGACTATAAGCACGCTGTTGACCAAGTTTTTGTTTATTTACTGTCTTTCTCATGGTTATGCTGCTTTAGTGTTAACGTTATTCTTGTTCTCCTTGGTTTTCTGAAGAAGCGTCTTTTTTGCTTCAGCTTTCTTAGCCTTCTTAATCTTTCTAGGCAACTTATGGCTAGATCGATTCGCAAACTTTTGTACATTGTCTGCTTTACGACGAGTCTTTGCTTCTTTCTTTGCTTCATCGGTATTGTTTGAAGGCTTTTTAGCCTCCTTAGGTACGGCATCCTTCTTTTCTTGAGCCTTGTATGGATTAATAGATACACCTTCCGGCAGAATCTCACGAACTTTGTCAAGTACATCAGATCCTACATCGCGTATCCATCCATAATCGTCTCCCAAGAACGTAGGAGTTATGTTTTCGTTCTTGAAGGACTGAACAATCATGTCCTTTATAGAAGGATTGAACATGAGCAAAATGTCGTAACGTTTTGTAGCTCGTATTTCCTTAATAAGGTCGTCAATAGACTTCTTGAGCTCTTCGGGTGTCTTTTCACCGTTTTTGTTTCGACGTTTTAACGAAGCAATTCGCCGTTCTTCGTATAATTTTTCTCGTTCTTTACGTAGTAAATTACGTTTGATAACAAGATTCTCACGTTGCTCCTTTGTGAGAGTTGTTATACTTACACCACCCATCGACTTTAAAGCCTTCTTGATGGGTTTTGCGTTGACAGTAACAGCTTTATGTTCATTATGCTGTTTACGGGCCTCCTTAGCTGCTATACGTTCCTTAGCACGCTGTTCCTTTTCTTTAGCATGCTGTTCTTTGTTTTGCTTTTTGAGCTGACGTGCAGTTACATTCTTTGTTGTATTGGAGGTATTATTGTTGGTTTTATTCTTTTTCATATTGATTATGATTAGATGTTATACATGTTTATTTGGAGAGATTGTGGTGTGTTCGGCATCGAACCGGTCACTGTTAAGTGCTGCCCTATACAAACACACCTGATGCTACGCTGCGATATCGTCCTTAAACTTTGATAATAAATCGCCAGAAAGGTCGATTGTTGTCTTAGTGTTGAACTCCTCCATAGCTGCATCGTATTTATTAGCCTTAAGCTGCATGTCCTTAATCAGCTGGGCTATCTTAGCGGAAGAGAATGACTCCTTCTTACCAGTGCCCTTCAATCCCTTCTGAGACTTCTCTGTCGGGTTAATGGTAGGAATCATCTTAAGCTGTGCGATTGCCTCCTTAGCCTCACATGCAGCAAAAATGCTGTAGTTGTTGCTCTTCTTGAACTCATCTAGGTTAAACTCAAGACCCATGTTAAGATACATGAGCATACCCTTAATGAGGATGCGCTTCTCGGCCATCTGTGTAATCTCATTGTACAAAGCCTTGAGATCATAGCCAGAACCGAGACCGGCCTTAATGGCCTTTGTGGACATTACATTCTCGTTACGAATTGTACGCCAATACTTCGTGATCTTGTCACAAAGATTCTTACGAATAATGATGATATTACTTGAATTCAATTTTGTTGATGTCTTACTCATATCGTTTTGATTTAAATTAAACTTCAGTTTTATTGAATTCGAGAATCATCTACCTTGTACTCATTATCGTTACAACTCGATAATAAGCTTTATAACTTCGCTATCCTAGAGATCACCACCCTCAGGTATGATCTCAAGTTTGAAAACAAACTTTTTTCGGATAACTTAGTTAAAAATATGCCAGTATAAAAGTACTAACATTGAATTAGAGTCAAATCTGTTAAGTTCATAAATAATCTCGTGGTGTAAATCAAATATCATTAGATAATGACTTACTAAACCTCTCGAGGTTTATACTTAATTATTAATGAACAGTCACGTCAGAAACTCCGTATTCTATGTCTATAAATTTATCTCCAGCACTATCTCTGAAAGGGATTACTCGACGTTCCATTCCGTTAACGTTGATTACGATGTTTTCAGGTACTTTTGTACTTCTAACAAAGCGAGACTCCAGTTCCGACTTCACCGAATCCCCCGCAGAGGATGCCTCATCTTTGTTATTACATACATGTTCGTAGCAATCGAAAAGTCGTTTTACGACTAAATCATAATCACCATTACGTTGTGAAAGTTTTGCAATCTCAGTACTAAGTCCTTCTTCAAGTGCGATGCTGTTGTCTCCTACTGAAAGGTTTACAAGAGCATCCCATACCTTTAATGCGAAATCGTTAAAAGGTATTTCTATCTGGCAAGATAATAACTGATTCCAGAATGGATAAGATGTTTTACCAAGCAAAATACTACCGTCCTCACGAATGGACACTGATTTATACTTAGACTTATCTTTCTGATTATTAAAAACCTTGTCAGATATACGTGTATCGCTAAGAAGATACTTCATCAGCAACACTGACGATTTTGACAAAGTTCCCTTAGCCATTAGTTGTGAACGTTAATCTGGACGTTGGCTGCACCCTTGTTCAGCTGCTCCATATAGTCAGTAGCTTTCTTGGCGTTGTCGTTGATAGTAGAAACTATCGCCTGCTCCATACGATTCAAAGAATCCTTGAGAGCACGAATATAAGCAAGCTCACGCTCGTTAGCCTCATTGAGGTAACCCTTGAGCTTCTCAGGATCTACGAAAGCCTTCGTAGACGGACCACCCTTCAATGCCTCCTTAACGGCCTCGGCGGTTACCACGCCGTAAGAAATCATATCGTTTGTTACCGGAAGAGTAACATCTGCAGAACCATCGCTGTTCGGGTTGATGAATACTACAGGGTTGTCGGTTACATCAGTACCAAGGGCAATACTGAGAATGTCCTTAGACTTGATGCAATAACGGTGCGGAGAGCGGTTGAGAATAAGCTTCTGGTTGTTCTCCATCTGAACTGCGTTCTTCTCTGCCTCGAAGTTAGGCCAGCAGTCACGGACTTCTACCTGAAAGAACTGCTTACCGAGGTTACTACCTATCATACTAATCGGAGCACGATTGTTTGCTACTGTTGTCGAAATGTTAATGTTCATAATATATCCTTTTTGATATCGTTTTTGATTAAACCAACGATATATTGTTAATAATGTTAATTAAAAAAAGAAGAAAGTTGTGAAAACACTGCTTCGGAGAGTCGCTTAGGTGTTCTCTACTTTAAGACATAATGTACGGTTGGTGTGCTTATGGGAACCACGCTTTTAGCAAGAACTTAAATATTTAGTCATACATTTATATTCCTTATAATGAAGCTCAATCTGTATAACAGGAATCCAACGGTAGGATTAGCTGTGCCATTCATATATACATTCTATAAAGCTTAGAAAGCCGTATCAGAGAAATCAATCTCATGTCTTTTTAAGTTTGTATTTATTTGTAAAACACTATGTAAAAGTTAATCTACATTTTAAGATACTGATTGTTAGACAATCGGCAAAATTTCCTAATGGACTAATGCGCAATATGTACCATACCCTCGAAAATTGTTTTTGAACCTTGTTAGTTTCCCTAAATAACTCACAATGATTCGTGTAACTGTAACCGTTACCGTGTATCCTTCGGTTTATCGTCATGAAGGATATCCTGTTGACGTTTCCTATGCTTACTACGTGCGTGTGTAGCTTTTTACGCGAGGAGTGCGTTTCATTATCGAACAGTCTTACATCTTCCAGAGGATGTTTAGCGACTTTACGGCTTGTTTTTGCTATTGGCAAGTGCTTGCCTCATTTGTTTATAGTGCACGAATATTGAGATTTCAACTCATACGCTTTCACTTGTCACCCACTTTAGAGTTTCTTACACATCTATAGACAGTAGATAGTAAGAGATATCTTTTAATATATCACCTGCATACGCTTTTGCACTGCGTCTCATGGCTCCAAAGCTGCCCATCATTTCCACGTATTAGATCTGCCTTTAAGATTTACGTATAGATTTGCGGTCATATACTTTAGTCATGGCTATCATAACGGTTGGCACTCGAACTTCAGACCTCATTACTCCCTACTTACAACGTAGGATTTTCACTATCTGGGGACATTCAATTTTTGTTAATAACTCTGTTCATATTATTTATCGCAACTTATCTTCATTTAAGATATATAAATCAAAAATATATACGCAGTTATAGTTTAACGGACTTTATCCCACAGGGACTATAATATATGTATACATTGTTTGAAATCTTAAATTATCATCTGTATTGAAGCGAAAGATTACTTTTACTATATACTGGAATGTATATCCTCATTTTATCTTCGTAGTTTTGATCATAACCTGATTCTGGGCTTTTCTGACTGTCAAGTTGTCACCTAAATTGTGTAAAGCATTACTCTACACTTATACAAACTTATTACGCTTACCTAATTTATTTGTACTACATCAGACTTTGTTCGCGGTCTCGTGTCGCGCATGATATTATCATACAATTGATAATAATCAACTAAGGGTCTGCCCCACCCTCCTGGTAGTTTTTCTTTTATATACCGATAAACTACAAAAGCCTGTCGGTCGTATTTCATCACATATCAGCCGTTTTACCCCATCACTGGCACCCCTTCAACGGAGTTGTGCCGAATCTAACGGCAAGGTCTTACATAGGCAGCGTTGAAACATACTTACG